GCGGCAGCGTTCCGGCGCATCCGGCAGAACCAGTCCCAGATCCGCGACCACGTCGCCCGCCACGGCCTCACACGCCGCCCGAACAGGGAACGCCCCAACCTCGGCTACACACAGCAGGAGCAGCCATGAGCGCCGTCCACAAGCACGCCGCAGCGCAGGTCATCACCGCGTCCGGGAACTCCACCGCCCAGCTCGTCCCCTCGGTCGTCTCCGAGACCATGGGCGTCGTCCTGCAGGCCACCGCCGTGACGGGCACGTCGCCGTCGCTTACCGCCAGCGTGCAGTGGTCCGCGGACGGCACGAACTTCTTCGCCGCGAACCCCGCCGATGCGTTCGCCGCCCTCACCGCAGTCGGCGGCGCAGCGCAGGCATTCACCATCAAGGCCCAGTACTACCGGATCGCGTGGACCGTCACCGGCACGAACCCGAACTTCACGCTCAACGCCACCGCGTACTTCGCCTGACAGACCCACCACTCACACACCGTCCCAGGAGGACACCCGCAATGAGCACCCCCGCGCCCGAAGCGACCGCCCCGGAGGCAACCGCTCCCGAGCCGACACAGCCCACCACGCCCGCCGAACCTCAGGCACCGGCAGCACCACAGGCGCCAGCCGAGGCGGCAGCACCCGCGCAGCCCGCAGCCCCGGAGGCCGCCGAGCAGAACGCGGACAGCCTCCCCCAGTGGGCGCGCGACGCCATCAGCAAGGCCAACGCCGAAGCCGCGAAATACCGCACCAGCGCGAAGACCGCGGCCGAGGAAGCCGAGAAGTCCTTCGTGGAGAAGCTCGGGAAGGCACTCGGCCTCATCAAAGAGGACGAGGCGCCCGACCCGGCCAAGCTCACCGAGCAGCTCACCCAGAAGGACGCCCGGCTCCGGCAGACCGAGCTCGAGCTCGCCATCCACAAGGCCGCCGGCGCCAAGAAGCTCAACGCCGACGAGCTCCTAGATTCCCGTTCCTTCATGGAGCGGGCCCAGAAGGCCGACCTCTCCGAACCGGGCGCCATCGCAGCCCTGCTCGACGAGGTCGCCGCTGGCAACTCCCGCTTCAAGGTGACCCAGGCGGCACCGCAAGGCGGGGCGGACCTCGGCCCGGGCGGCCAGAGCGCACCGCGCATCTACACCGTCGAACAGCTCTCGGACCACGACTTCTACATGAAGAACCGAGACGACATCCTCGCGGCCCAACGCGAGGGACGAATCCGCTCCTAGCCCTAGAAAGGCACCGCCGTGGCTAACGTCACTAAGACCAGCATGGGCCTTGGCTACACCCCACAGGTGTGGGCCAATGAAGCCCTCGAAATCCTCCGCTCCAACATCGTCATGGCCCCGCTCGTGACGAAGGACACCGATGTGGCGTCGTTCCAGCAGGGCGACACCATCCACATCCCCTACCCGGGCACCCTCGTCGCCAACAACAAGGCGGCGAACACCCCGGTCACCCTGCAGGTCCCCACGTCGACCGACACGACCGTCGTGCTGAACAAGCACAAGGAAGTCTCGATCCTCGTCGAGGACTTCGCCCGCGCGCAGGCGTCGCAGCCCCTGATGCAGTCCCTGCTCTCCGCTCAGGTCGTCGCTCTCGCGGAGGCCGTTGAGTCGGACATCATCGCGACGTACTCGTCGTTCTCCACCTCGGTGGGCACGTCGGGCACCGACCTGACCGCGGCGACGCTGCGCACAGTCGCGAAGACGTTCACGGACAAGAAGGTCGGCGGCAATGACCGTCATCTGCTCCTGTCCACGAAGGACGTCGTCTCCCTGCAGGCCGACTCGACCCTGCAGAACTTCTTCGCCTACAACGACTCCCGCGATGGCGGCGTGTCCACGGCGGCTCCGGTGAACATCTACGGCCTCCACCTGCACCCGTCGCAGCTCGTGCCCGTCGTCGCCGGCACCCCGAACTCGACGAAGAACCTCGCGTTCGACCCGGGCGCGATCATCCTCGCCTCGCGCGCGCTGCCTCAGGCGCCCGTGGGCTCGGGTGTCGCGCAGCACACGATGGTCGACGAGCAGTCCGGCCTCGTGCTCCGCGTCTCGATGGCGTACGACCCGTCGAACCTCGGCGTGCAGGTCACGCTGGACATCTTGTACGGTGTCGCGAAGCTCCGCGACGAGAAGGGCATCATCGTCCTCTCTTGAGGGCTGATCGTCCAACGCCGCGCGTCTTCCTGCCATGTGCCGGAAGACGCGCGGCATTCCCACCCGCATTCACACTCACGAAGGAACACCAGCATCATGGCAAAGCACGTGAAGAACCCCGGCGGCGGCATCCACTCGGTCCCCGACGACTTCGAGGCACCCCAGGAGTGGGGCATCGAGGGCAAGGACTGGGCATGGGTGACGGAGGATGAGGCCCGCGAAGCCGTCCCACACCTGTTCGGCGAACCGCACCCCGACGTCGTCGCAGCCGAGATCCACGACCGCGGCACCGACGAGAAGACTGAGGTGTCCGAGGACGCCTCCCTCTACCCCGGCGACAACGTGGCCTATGCGGGCTTTGAGCCCGAGCCGCAGCCTGTCGACGCAGATGGCAAGCTCATCCCCGTGCCCACCGACGAGGGTGAACCAGAGGTGCCCGCACCGGACGCAGACGCTGAGGACGGTGCCGAATGAGCCCGCTCGCTAAGCCGGCCCCCGACGAGGACGAGCTCGACGAGGTCGTGTACGTCACGAACGAGGAAGGCGCAGTCCACTCCGTCACCCGAGAGCACTACCTCGAATACCTCGTGACCCGCACCAACGCTGGCCGCGTCTTCCCGCTCCCCGGCTGGAAGATCATCACCGAGGCCGAAGCGAAGAAGACCAACCCGCAGCTGTTCGGCAAGCCCGACCCGCGCATCGTCTTCACCGACGAGGAACTCATCCGGCACCACAACCGCCAGAAGCTCCTCGCCGAGCTCCGCGGCAACGACGTGCTGCCCGCCAGCCCTGACGCCAGGTAGGAGGTGACCGGTGGCCGTCCTGATCTACGCGACAACGGCTGATCTTGCCGAGTGGACGCAGCAGGCGGCCCCGGCCAACGCCGCATCCCTGCTGCGCTCCGCTTCCCTGCTGGTGCGTGAGGCCACGAAGTCCGCCTACTACGCGGTGGACGCGAACAACCTCCCCACGGACACGGACGTCCTCGAGGCGTTCCGGGACTCCACATGCGCCCAGGCGGCCTACTGGATCGCGCTGGGCATCGACCCCACCACTGGGGGCCTGTCTACGCAGGGCGTCCTCAGGGGCAAGCGGATCGGCTCGGCGGCACTGGACTACGACACGTCCGCGCTGGCGTCCGTGACGGCCATGCAGGAACGCATGGCGGCCGCGCGGGAGCTGTGCGACGAGGCCTTCCGGATCCTTCAGATCCAGAAGCTGCAGATCACCGGCCCGTGGATCGTGGGCTGACGTGGCCGACGACATCACGGACTTCTACGTCCACACCGTAACTGTGCAGACCCGTCTCGGGATCGGGGCCTCCGGCGGTGACGTGTACGCTGCCGCCCAGACCGCTGCCGGGTTCCTCGACGGGAAGACGCAGCTGGTCCGCTCCACGGACGGCGAGCAGGTCGTCTCCGCCTCGCAGTTCTACTGCTCCCTGATCGACGCGGCGAAGTTTACCCCCGACTCGAAGGTCACGCTCCCTGACGGGCGTACCGCGCAGGTGATCATCGTCAACAGCCTCGACGTCGCCGGGATGCCCGATTTCGCCGGGGTCGAGCACGCAGCCATCTACCTCACCTAGGAGGCCGCCGTGGTCACCCCGCTCGTGATCCTGATCCTCGCCCCGCTCGCGCTCGTGTGCTGGGCCGTGGACACGATCCTGCAGGCCCGCTCCGACCGGAAGGCCCGCCGTGGGTGACTTCGCGGTCCACCTCGAGAAGATCACCGACGAGGTCATCGCCGCCATCCCCGAGGCCGCAGCGAAGGGCATGGAGCACCTCCGCGGCGTCGCCGTCTCCAAGACACCGCTGGAGACCGGCAACCTCCGCTCCGAAGCCGAGGTGAAAGTCCACCCGGACGGCGCCGAGGTCTACTACCCCGGTCCTTACGCGAGGTACCAGCACTACGAACTGCAGCTGCGGCACAGCGAAGGCCAGGCGCTCTACCTCGAGCAGCCCCTCGTGCAGGAGACCCCGGCGATCCTCGCGATCGTCGCCGAAGAACTCGCCAAGCACATCGAAGAGTGAGCACCCCTCGCGCAGTAAGGTGGTGTCACCATGGGCGCCATGCGGGACCTCGCCGTAGGGTTCGCGACGATGATCGCGGACTCGTCCATCGGCACGTACCGGTCCGACGGGTCAGCGTACCTCGACGGTGAGACGGCGATCGTCCTCAAACGGATGCCGCCCAGCCCCGACCGGGTCATCTGCCTCACCGCGGTCCCCATGACCGACGAGACCGAGGCGTCGTTCGGGATGGTCCTCGTGCAGGTCAAGATGCGCGGGCTCCCCAACGACCCGTACGACGTCGACGACCTCGGCGACGCGATCTTCGACCTCATGCAGAACACGAAGAACACCGTGTTCGGGTCCACCCACGCGATCCAGATCCTCCGCAACTCCTCCGTCCCCATGGGCGAGGACGCCAAGCTCCGGTGGGAGCGGATCGACCACTACTACGTGGACCTCGACTACCCGGAGACCGCCAAGCGGAACCTCGGCGGCTGGGACTAAGCCGCACCCCTAGACCCCGAGCCGTTGCGGGGCGAGACGACGGCGCCGGGACGGGACGCCACCTAACAGGCCTGCCGCGTAGCGGGTGACGTCCCGCCCCACCAACACTCACCCCCTCAAGCCCTCGCCAGCCCGGCGGGGCTTTTTTCGTGCCCGATCAAAGCCCCCAGGAGGCTGAATCCAATGAGCAACGCGCTCGCACGCCGCTTCAAGGTCGACGTTTCCGTCGACAACACCACGTGGATCCCGCTCAAGGGCCTCACCGACTTCAACCCGCAGGAGAACCCCACCCTGCAGGAGGCCAACGACTACGACTCGAACGGGTTCGGCTCGTACGAGAAGACCCTCACCGGGGTCAAGGTCTCCCTCAAGGCCCGCCGCGTCCTCAACGCCGGCGCGTTCGACCCCGGGCAGGAGCTCGCCCGCGCCACGTGGCTGCAGTTCGCCACCGCGGCTCGCCTCTACATGCGGTTCTACGACCGCAACGGCGCCGCCCAGGCGTACTCCGGCCAATGGCTCGTGGACTACCAGCAGGCGAAAACCGGTGTGGCGGACATCGAGGAAGTCGCGATCGTGTTCACCGCCGACGGCATCGTCTCCTCGATCACGAACCCGTCGACGGCCCCGGCCGTCCCGGCGATCGCCACGGCGACCCCCTCGGGTGCCGCGACCGGTGCGTTGGTCACGATCACGGGCGCCTACTTCACCGGCGTGGTCGCGACCACCGGCGTGAAGTTCGGCGGCGTCAACGCCACCAACTGGAGCGTCGTGTCCGACTCCACGATCGTCGCCACCATGCCGACCGGCTCGGCGGGTTCCGCAGCGATCGTCATCACCAACGCCGCCGGCGCGTCGAACTCCTTCGCGTACACCCGCGGCTAACCAGACCGGGTGGCGGCCTTTGTGAGTGGGGCCGCCACCCCTCCACCACCACACTCGCGCACTCACTCTCACTCACAGGAGAACACGCACCATGGGTTTCGCCCCACTCGAAGAAATCGAAGGCCCCATCGTCCTGCCGCTCAAGGGCCGCGAGATCGCACTCCCCGTCCTCTCGCTCGAGGAGGGCGTGCGCCTGCAGGCCAAGCTCGCCGCCGGCGGCCTGACCGAGGGCGAGCTCGCGGACGTCCTCCTCGGCCCCGTGCTGCCCGAGCTCCTCGCCGCCGGGGTGTCCGCCGAGGTCATCAGCCGGGTCCTCGCCGTCGCCATCGCCGAATGGCGGTTCGGCCGCGAAGCCGCAGAGGCAGCGTGGAAGGACCCAAAAGCGCTGGTGGAGATGACCATGAGGCTCACGAGAGCGGTCGAGGCGGCTATGACGCCGCCACCGGCGTCTGGGACTTCTACGACGAGCCCGACGGCACCCAAGAAGGCTCCCCGGTCGCGTGGAAAGAAATCCTCGCCCACTGGAACCTCCTCGTAGCGGACTTCGCCGAGGTCTACGGGATCCGCCTGCACACCCGCCCCGCCATGACGTGGGCGGAGTTCCGGACGCTCGTGACCGGGCTCCTGCAGACCGACAGCTCCCGCCTCTGGCGCGCCACCCGCCCGCCCGAACCAGAGCCCGACAAGCTCCCCGAAGGCTTCGGGGCGATGACGTACTGAGAGGCGGGTGAGCGGCGTGTCCAGCCCCGGCCCCACCACCGTAGGCTCCATCAACGCCAAGCTCGTCCTCGACGTCGACGAGTTCATCCGCAAGTCCGAGGAAGCGCAGAAGGAAGCCGACAAGCTCGACGGCCGCAAGGTCGAGATGAAGGCCGAGGTCGACGCCGGACGTGCTCTCGCCGAGCTCGAAGCCCTCGCCGCCGCCGAGAAGCGCCTCGAGTCCGCGTACATCGACCTGAACATGGTCGAGAAGTCCTCGACGACGTCGAAGCAGGCGCTCGCCCGGGCGCAGGCCGAGCTCGTCGCAGCGGACAACCAGTACACGATGGCGCTGGAAGGCCGCAAGGGGCTCAACAACGACGAGATCGCCGCCGAGAAGGCCCTCGCTGACTCGAAGAACGCCCTCTCCGGGGCGGACGCCGCAGCGGCCGACTCCACGAACCGTCGCACCCTGAACGAGAAGCTCCTCGCCCGCGCTGAGGCCGAGCGCACCCAGATCGAGCAGCAGGCCGCAGCCGCTGCCGAACGTGCCGCCCAGTCGACGGACAAGAGCAGCGAGGCGCACAAGAGGAACACTGATGCGCTGAAGACTAACTACTCGGCGATGCAGCTCCTCATCGGCGCGTCGCCCGTGCTGCTGGCGGCCACGTCGGCGCTCGCGGCCGGCGCAGTGGGCCTCGGCCTCGGGTTCGTCGCCATGGCAGGCGCAGGCGTCGCAGCGGTGCTCGGCATCAAGTCCGCCATGGACTCCGGCTCTCAGGCCGGGAAGGTGTACTCCGCCGGGCTGGACGTCCTCTCGCAGGACATGGAGCACCTGGCGAACGTCGGCGCCGTGTCGATGCTGTCCTCGTTCAGCAAGGCCGTGGACGACGTCAACGGCGCCATGCCGACCCTGAACCTCCTCGTGTCCGAGGGCGCGCAGGGGCTCGGCGAGCTCGGCGGGGAGGTCATCCCCGCCGTGGTGGGCGGCCTCCGTCAGGCCGAGCCGCTGATCCGGGCCGGGTCGTCCGCGCTGTCCGAGTTCGTGGGCTGGCTCATGTCCGGGTCGCAGTCCTCCGGCTTCCAGCAGTTCATCGGGTACGCGGTCGCGAACCTCCCGTCCGTGACCCGGCTCCTCGAGGATCTGGTGACGACGGCGGGGCACATCCTCGCCGCGTTCGCCCCGCTCGGGCCCTCGGTGATCGGGATCCTCGACGGGATCTCGCAGGCCCTGAACGCGCTCCCGCTGCCGGTGCTCGCCGCGATCGTGACCTTCGCCGTCGGCGTCGGCCCGGCGCTGAACCTCGCCCGCGGGGCCATGTCCGGGTTCGCGGCCGTCACCGGTCAGGCCGCCGCTGAGATGACCCTGTTCGGCATCTCGGCAAACCTCGCCGTCCCCGTGATCGGGATCATCCTCGCAGCCCTCGGCGGGCTCGCGATCGCGTTCGCCACCTCCGGCGGGGCGCAGCAGCAGGCCACCGCCAACGCGCAGGACTACGCCGCCGCGCTCGAGCAGGACAACGACGCGATCGGGAAGAACGTCGCCGCCCTCGCAGCCCAGAAGCTCGCGAGCGACGGCACGATCGACTCCGCCGCCCGGCTCGGGATCTCCTCCCAGGACCTCATCGGCTACCTCGACGGGCAGGCCGGCGCCACCGAGCGGGTCAACGCCAAGCTCAAGGAAGCCAAGGCGGCCGCCACGGACGTCTCCCAGGCGTACGTGGACGGCAACACCGGCATGATCCTGTACTCCGACCGGCAGAAGCAGATCGGCTCGGACGCGGACAAGGTCACGAACGCGCTCGGCGCCCAGAAGGGCGCGATCGACGCCCAGATCAAGGCCGACCGTGATGCGGCCGAGGCGACGAAGCAGTTCGGCGACGAGCAGGGCAACACCGCGGCCGCGCTGCAGCTGACCGCCACCCAGTTCGGTGTCACGACCAAGCAGATCCAGGACGCCCAGAAGGCATACCACGACACGAATGACGCGGCCGGCATACAGGCTGCCACCCTGCAGGCCGTGGGGGACAAGTACGGGGACACGGCGATCTCCGTCGAGGGCCTCATCAACGCCCAGATGTCCGCTCAGGGGCAATTCAGCGCCACCACGCTGAAGATGCAGGAGGAGAACGACGCCGCTGGCCTGCTCAAGCAGGCACTGGACCTCCTCAACGGCGGCTCCCTGAACCTCATGGAGGCGCAGACCAACGTCGCGAAGTCCGCGCAGACCGCTGCGCAATCGCTCGCGAAGAACGGCGACACCGTCGACCAGGTGGACAAGAAGACCGGCCAGTTCACCGCCGCGGCGCTGGAGAACCAGTCGGCGCTGCAGGCTTCGGCTGCGTCGGCGCAGGCGCACGCCGAGGCCGTGGCACGGGCGACCGGGTCCACGGAGAAGGGGACGGCTGCCCTCGCTGCGGACAAGGCGGCACTGGAGAACTCGCTCCGCGCTCAGGGTCTCCTGACGGGCGCTGTGCAGGACTACATCAACAAGCTGTTCCAGGTCCCCCCGGTGGTGCAGACGAAGGTCGAGGCCGACACGGCCGCCGCCGAGCAGCAGCTCCGCACGATCGCCGCGCTCGAGGACTCGATCCACGACCGCACGATCCACATGACGGTGATCAACGACAACATCACCCGGAACCAGTCGGTCTCCGTCACCGGGACGAACGTCGGCAACAACGGGACGCCGCAGGCGTTCGCCCACGGCGGCCGGGTCCGGTACCTCGCCGGCGGCGGCCCGGGCGATCCGCTCGCGCGGGGCACGGACACGGTGCGGGCGATGCTCACCCCGGATGAGGAAGTCATCAACCGGGCCTCGTCCAATCAGATCCGCCGCGACCACCCGGGTGCGTTCGAGTACATGAACGCAACAGGGAAGCTCCCGGCGATCGGCGGCGGCACTGGGCCGATCTACCTGACCGCGTACTTCCAGAACCCGATCACGGGCGAGCAGGTGCAGGCCACAGTCCGCGCCGTCGCCCGCGACGAGCTCGGGGCTGCCCTACATGACGCAGCCATGCGCCGCCCTCGCGTCTAACTCGGTTCCACCGCACTGGACCGCTTGCCGTCGAGCCGGTGCTCGGCCCTTTCCATGAGGTCAGTGGCTTTGAGGCCGAGCGCCAGCGAGACGTCGGCGAGTACCCGCACCGACATGTGGCGGTTGTCAGACAGGTAGCGGTGGAGCGTGCTCGGGTTCATCCCCGCCTTGCCCGCGAGATCCTGCCAAGTCACCCGCTGCGCGGCAGCCTCGGCGCGGATCTCGGCGGTTATGGCGGCCTCGAAGGGGCTGAATGGTCGTTCCACGTTCACGCCTTGAAGCGTACTAGCCCATCTGGAGGTTCCTCGTGTCGGTGACTGTGCGCACGAACCTGCTCAAGTACGGCACCTTCGAGGGCGGGATCACCACCGGCTGGACCGGGACGAACTGCACCCTCGGCACGAGCACAGCGAAGGCAGACACCGGGGCCTACTCGATGACCCTGACCGCGTCGACGGCGGCGGCGTTCAGCGTCGCCACAGCGACCGGCACCTCGGGCATCCCGGTCACAGCCGGACTCTCGTACGCGTTCCAGATGAAAAGCGAAGCCGCGGCCACCTCCCGCACCGTGACGCTGAGCATCACCTGGTACAACTCGTCCGGCACGCTGCTCTCCACCTCGTCCGGCACGGGTGTAGCAGACACCACGACGGGCTTCACCGTCGCGTCCGTCGTCGCGGTCGCCCCGGCGTCAGCGGCGTTCGCCTCGCTCAAGGTCGCCTACAACACCGCCGCAACGTCCGAGCTCCACTACGTCGACACCGGGTTCTTCGAACAGTCCACAACGGTGGGAGCCCCGTTCGACGGGGACACCGTCGACGCCGGCTCAGTGGTCTACGCGTGGACTGCAACCCCCTACCAGTCCACGTCGACCGCCACGACGTACACTCCCGCCATCGCCCTCACGTCAGGGACCTCGCCCTGCCCGAACGTGACGATAACCCTCACGGACCTCGCCCCATTCGACAACATCGTCAACGTCTGGCGCACCGCCGACGGCGCCCGCACAGCCGTGCGCGGGTCCAAAGGCATGACCGTCAACGGCTCGAACGCGCTCACCGACTACGAGGTGCCGCTCGGCCGCTCCGTCGCGTACGACCTCGAGGTAGTCTCCGGGGTCAGTGCGGGTGCCGTGACCCCGACGTCGACCATCACCGTCAGCTCTCCGACGGACTCACTCGGCAAGGCCACGTGGTGGATCCAAGACCCGCTCGTCCCCGGCTCGGCGATCGCGCTCGCCGTCGCTAAGGGCGACAAGTCCCGGCCCTCCCTCACGGCCGCCGCGGTGAAGTCGCTCGAGTACACCTCCGACGTTGCGATCATCCCCGTCGCCGGGTCCACGCAGCCCGTCGCGATCGGCGGGCAACGGCTCGTCGCGCAGAACGTCCCGTTCGACGCGTTCACGAGCACGGCGCAGACCACCACGAACCTCCGGAACCTGCTCCAGCAGACCGCTGTCCTCCTCATCCGGCCCCCAGGGGTGCGGAACGACGGGGTGCCAGGGCTGTTCTACACAGCGGTGCCGAAGGTAGTCGAGAACCCTGTCACGGTCGCGTTCGGGGGCATGCTCACGAAATGGCGGATCACCGGTTCCGGCGTGGCAGCCCCCACCGCGGCGATCCTCGTCCCCGTCTGGACGTACGGGAGCGTCGCGGCCCTGTGGTCCACCTACCAGCAGGCCCAGACGACCCTCGCAGCGAAGACGTACCTGCAGGTCCAGAAGTCACCCACCGGAGCGTAGGAGAAGCTCGAATGCCTGTAGCCAACCCACTGTTCTCCGGGACCGTCCTCACCTCAACCGCGGCCGGTGTCGGGCAGGTCGCCGGCACCACCGACTCGTGGATCGCCGTGATCCTGAACGTCACCGACGTGCAGGGAACCGACCCGTCCGCCGTGTTCCACATCCAGTGGTCCCTCGACGGCGCTGTGTGGGCCGACTCCGAGCCCCGCGACCAGTTCGACCCGATCACGGCGCCGACGGCCGTGTGCAAGCGGTTCGACGTGAAGGCCAAATACTGGCGGGCCTGCGTGGACATCACCGGCACCAGCCCGTCATTCACCGGCTCCGCGAACGCCTACAGCTAAAGGGGGTGCAGCCGTGCGCCCCATCGACTCGAACACCCTTGCAGCCCTTCACGGCTCGCGCACGGGCGACCAGCTAATCGTCAACACTTGGTACGACGGCCAGCTCGCGTGGCCAGACCCGCTAAAGATCGCATCGTGGTCCGCGACGTGGGATGAGCACAGGCCCGGGAACCTCACCCTGACGGTCGAGGACCAGACCAACGAGCTCGCGCCCTGGCTCCTGTCCGACCCTCTCGGCGTCGGCGGGGCGCGGCTGCAGTGCATCTACCAGGTCGGCGGCGCCGGGACCATCAACCTCGACTGGCACCGGGTCTACAGGTCAAAACCCCAGCAGAAGTGGGTCACCTACACGATCAGCGACCTCGGCGTTGTGACCCCGAACTCCCCCATCGTCCCCGGCAATCGGATCGTCCAGACCCCAGCCGGGGCGACGATCGACGTGACCGGGAACGATCTGGCGCTGATGATCTCGAAGGACACGTTCATCGCCCCCGAGTCGCCCGTGGGGGCCTCGCCGACGGTCATCGGTGAGATCAAGCGGCTCCTGCAGGACCGGGTGCCCGTCGTCGTGGCGGCCGGCGTCACTGACACCGCTGTGAACACGACCCTGATCTACCAGCAGCAGTCCGACAGGTGGGCCGCCGTCGAGGATCTGGCCGCACGCATCGGTGCGGACGTGCGCATGAACGGCGACGGCCAGTGCGAGGTCTACCCCATCACCAGCGCCTCTGTAGCAACCCTGATCGGCGGCCCCGAGGGCCTGCAGGTCAGCGTGGACACCGAGCAGACCTACGACGAGACCTACAACTACTTCGTCGCCGACGGCACGGCCACGGTGAATGGGCAGTCCCAGCCAGTCCGCGGCACCGCCAGCATCACCGGCGGCGAGCTCGTATTCGGGGGGCCACACGGCAGGTACCCGAAGTACTACAGCTCCACGATGCTCAACACTCAGGCGGCTGCCGACGCGTACGCGGCGCAGATGCGGGATACCCAGATCGCGGGCCTGACCACCGACCTGTACGTCGAAGCCCTCCCCATGCCGCAGCTGCAGATCGGGGACTGGGTGACAGTGCCAACCCCCCGCACGGATGGGATGGCGCCGCCGCTCTCCGGACGGATCGTCCACATGGGACTCAGCGGCACGCGGACCACCGTCGACCGCATGGACCTGACAGTCCGGTGCAACTACTACGACGTGCGCACCGCGCTCTCCTCCGGCACGAACTACACCATCGCGGGGCCAATCACCCGCAGCTGACGGGAGGCCGACGGTGTACGAACGAAGTGTCGGCTCCCTGTTCCAGACCTACATCGACAGCACGGCGCAGCCCCCGAACCGACTCCAGGGCGTCATGGTGTACGCCTCACCCCAGACCGGGTCGAAGGCGCTCGCGGTCAACGTGAGCGGGAACATCATCCCAGCCCGATACTACGACGGGGTCACTGTGCAGGCTGGCGACCCGGTTGCGGTCGAATTCGTCGCCGGCCACTCGGGTCAGGCCGAAGCTTGGGTCACCGGTCGGCTAGCACCGACCCCGAGGCCGCCGCAGGGAGTGGTCGCCACCGTCCCGCCGGCGTCGTCAACGATCACCGTCACCGGCAGCGATGGCTCGACGGTCACCGCCTACTTCAACGCCTCCTACTCCCCCACTGTCGGCGACAACGTGATCCTCAAGTGGGACGCGGGGATAGCCACGGTCATCGGCAAAGTCGGATCAACCCCGGCGCCACCGCCCCCTACGCCGGTCGCGGCCCCGCCGCCGCCGGCGACAACCGGCACCGGTCGATACGCCGCCGTCGACACCTCCACCTACTGGGGGCCCGGCGGCTGGGGTTCATGGGCTGGCGGCAACAACGTCTACCAAGGCGACTACGGCTCAGGGATGCTCACCGGCGCCTGGTTCTACGGCGGCTCCCCCACCGAGCTCGCGGGACGCACCGTTACTGCGATCAGGTTCACCCTCGGGGGCCGCAACGGCGCCGGCGCATCCTCCTCGGCCGTCACCGTCAACGTCTACTCCCACACGAACGCCCGCCGTCCCGGCGGCAACGTCTCGATCGGCTCCGGCTCGAGCGCCGTCACAGCCCAGCCCTACCAAGGCGCAACCGTCTACGGGCTGCCCCTCTCCTTCGCAACCGACCTCCTCAACGGGGGCGGGATCTGCATCACCAACAACCCCTACGCCGGGTTCTACGGCCGCAACACGCAGCCCAACTCCGGCTTCCTAGAGATCGACTGGAGAAGCTGATGCCGCAGACCCGATGGAACAAGGGCAAGACCATCGTCAACAGCGACGCCTACAACCTCGCCGGTGACGATGCCACGCAGTCCGACACCCTCAACGTCATCGTCCCAGTCGCATCGCAGGCCGAGCGGGACGCCCTCGCTCCACCCCAAGGGGTCTACGCGGGCATGGCCGTAGCCCGCACCGACCTGCCCGGCGTGCCAGTCCAGACGAGGGACGGCAGCGGCGTCTGGTCCACGCAGCAGACCCCCAAGGTGTGGGCGAACACCAACGTCGCATCCGGGTCGGGGTCCAGCCTCCTCACGAACCTCCAGTCGGGCGCCGTGATCCCGATCATCCAAGCTGGTTCGGTCGTGTGCACCACCGACGTGAACGGGTACACGAACTTCACCTTCCCGCAGGCGTTCCCCAACGGGCTCATGAGCGTCGTCATCACCAACGGCGACAACAACGCCACCGGCAAGGGCGTATACCTCACGCTCGGATCTGCCGCTTCCAACACCACGACCTGCTACTTCGCGGCAGTTCAGGCAGGTGGCGCCGGATACGCAAACCTCCCAGTTCGCTGCAACTACGTAGCGGTCGGCTGGTGAGCGGCGTGGACGAGGGGGCCCTCGCGACCATTGTCGGCAGCCTCGCCGGTGTCGTCGGGGCTCTCGCAGGCTGGTGGGGCAGACGCAGGGCCGAGACCCGGGCGGACCGGGCCGAAGCCCGTGAGGCGCGAACCGCCGAGCTCACCGCGGAACAGAACGCACAGGTCGCCGCGATCGCCGAACGGCAGGCGCTCATCGACGCCATCAACGACGCGCTCGTCACCCCGCTCCGCAAGGAGATCGGGGAACTCCGCGAGCGCCTCGACAAGGCCGAGAAGAAGATCGACACCCTCGAGGACCGCAACGACCGGCTCGTGGCCTTCATCTACAAGCTCATCGGCATCATCCGCCGCGCCGGCGTGGACAACGAGATCCTCCCCGCCGATGTGCCCCCGGGCATCCACCTCTAGGAGCAAGCATGCCGCTGAACGGCTACGACATCAGCGCCTACCAGTCGGGGCTCGACCCGGCGGCAGTGCCGGGCGACTTCGTGATCATCAAGGCCACGGGCGGGGACGGGTATGTGAACCCGGCTTGGCGGCAGCAACTGGCAGCGGCGAAGGCGGCCGGGAAGCTCGTCGGCATCTACCACTTCGCCCGCGACGGGTACACCGCCGCCACCGCGCACTCCGAGGCGCAGTGGTTCATCCGGAACGCCGGGGACGTCCTCGACGGCACGGTGATGGTGGTCCTCGACTGGGAGGGCGACAACGAGACCGACACCGGCTACGCCAAGGCGTGGCTCGACGAGGTCACCGCAGCCACCGGCGTGAAGCCCGTGATCTACATGAGCTTCAAGACGATCCAGGCGGCCAACTGGGCAGCGGTCGCGAACGCCGACTACGGCCTCTGGGAGGCCGCGTACGTGCTCGGCTACCAGCGCATCGACGGGTACGCCATCCCCGGCGGCAGGGCCGCGATCCCGTACTGGTCCTCGATCTGCATGTGGCAGTACACCTCGTCCGGCTACCTGCCCGGCTGGGGGTCCGCGCTGGACCTCGACGTGTTCTACGGCGACGCCACCACATGGGCCGCCTACGCCGCGAAGAACGGCGTGACCCTCGCAGCAACCGGCACAACCACACCCACCACCCCGGAGGACGACTTGTCTTACTCGCAATGGACCCCCCAAGAGAAGATCGAGCACTACTGCGACATCTGGGGACTCCCCAAGCCCGACGGAACGGTTGGGCTCCCCGGCGCACCACTCATCGCCAACCGCCTCAACGGCAACGGCGCTTGGCCCGAGACGTACCTCGGGTCGCTCCAGCAGCGGATCGACGCGGACATCAACAGCCAAGTCGACGCAGCCCTCAAGGCGCTCCCCGCCGGGCAGGTCACCCTCACCGACGCCCAGGTGGCGGACCTCGCCGACAAGCTCAAGGCCGCGCTCGGCCCCGACGCGAACATCAAGGCCCTCGCGGCCCAACTCCAAAAGTGAGGCCGTAATGAGCACCCCCGAACCCCAGCCCGCCGCGCAGGGCCTCGTCACGGTCATCCTCGACCGGATCAACCCGCCCGTGAAGGTCCGCAAGTGGCTCTACATCGCGGCGGCGTCGGCCGCTGCAGTCCTGACCATCGTCGCTCAGGCTGTCCCTTCCACCTCGGAGTGGGCTGAGCCCGTCGTCGGCGTCCTCGGCGTCCTCACCGGCTCCCTCGCCGTGAAGAACCTCGCCGCCTGACAAACCCCCGTAGGGCGCCACCGAACCCGGTGGCGCCCTTTTCCTTGCGCACCAACGGCCTAAGCGGCCACAACACCGAAGGGAACCGACATGGCCGTCTCAGCCAAGGTCTACGGGCTCGGGATGAAGTCCCTCGCCTCCAAGCTCGCCAACCTCTCGAGCGACACCCTCAAGGTCTCGCTCCACACGAGCACCTACGCCCCCAACCAGGACACGCACCAGTTCCAGTCCGACCTCACGAACGAGGTCACCGGGACCGGGTACACGGCCGGCGGGCAGGCGCTCACCTCGGTGACCCTCACGTACACGGCCGCGACGAACGTCCTCATGCTCGACGCCGCTGACGTGTCGTGGGCGTCCTCGACGATCACCGCCCGCTACGCGGTGGTCTACGACGCCACCCCGGGCACTGCGGCCACCAACCCGCTGATCTGCTACGTCGACTTCGGCGCGGACGTGTCCTCGACCGCGGCAACGTTCCAGATCGTCTGGGACGCGGCCGGGATCGTCACCTTCACCGCAGCCTGACCATCGGCGGCCCGCACTCCCGCGGGCCGCCTTCTCTCGCGAGCTGGTGCAGCTGGGGCACGGCGTCGCGGTCTGTTGATCAAGCACCACCCCCGAAAGGGCAATAATGACCGCCACCGTCAAGAAGGCGATAGCCGCCCTTGGCTCCTTCCTGCTCGGCGCTGCAGCCATCACCGGCATCGCAGCCGCCACCACGACTCCCGCAGCAGCGGCAGTCCCGGCCTATGACCACATCGTCGTCGTCATCGACGAGAACACCGCCTACGAGTCGGTCAACGGCTCGTCCTCCGCGCCCTATCTGAACAGCCTCGGCAACGCCGGGGCCAAGATGACGCAGAGCTTCGCGGTCACCCACCCCTCCGAGCCGAACTACCTGGCGCTCTACGCGGGCTCCACGTTCGGGATCACCGACGACAACTGCCGGACCACGCTCAGCGGGCCGTCCCTCGGCACCCAGCTGACCGGCGCGGGCAAGACGTTCATCGGCTACGCGGAGAACCTTGACGCGGACGGCTCGACCACGTGCGTCACCGCGGACAGCCAGTACAAGTCGAAGCACGCGCCATGGGCTGAGATGACCGGCAACGCGCAGTTCGGCCACAAGTTCTCCGAGTTCCCCACCGACTTCACCCAGCTCCCCAACGTCTCGTTCGTCATCCCGAACATGTGCGACGACATCCACGACTGCTCTATCAGCACTGGGGACACGTGGCTGAAGAACAACCTCGACTCGTACGCTCAGTGGGCCAAGACGCACAACTCGCTCCTGATCACTACGTTCGACGAGGACGACGACGCGCACGGCAACCACATCTTCACGACCCTCACCGGTCAAGGTGTGACGCCGGGCGCCTACTCGCAGACCCTCGACCACTACGGTGTGCTGGGCCTGATCGAGGACTCGATGGGCCTGCCCCGGATCGCGAGCGCGGTCGGCAAGACCGCCGTGACGGCCCCATTCTCGGCCTCCACAGCCACCACGACGCCCACACCCACCACGAGCACCGCAACGGCCACTCCTACGCCCACAGCGACCACCACGGCGACCACGACGCCTAGCCCGTCCCCGAGCTCGACGACGCAGCCAGTCGGCGTCACGGCCAGCGGGCCGATGGTGTTCGACGACGAGTTCAGCGGGTCCACGCTCGACGGCTCGAAGTGGGCCAGCTCGTGGTTCGGCGGCGGCACGATGAACAACGTGAGCACGCCGCCGTCCAACGTCTCCGTCAGCAACGGCAACCTGGTCCTGACCCTCCCCGACTCCACGCACGGCGCGCTCGTGTCCACGAACCCGTCCGGCGGCGCGTCACCCGGGTTCACGTTTACCTCGGGCTACGCAGAGGCTCGGATCAACTTCCCCGGCGACGCGAACTGCAACCTCTACAACTGGCCCGCATGGTGGACGGACGGGCAGTCGTGGCCGACGAACGGTGAGATCGACATCGCCGAGATCCTCTCGGGGAAGATGACCTCCAACTACCACTCGTCTCCGTCCAACTTCGGCTCGGGCACCATCCCCGGGTGCTGGACCGGGTGGCACACGTACGGCGTGGACCGGCAGGCCGGGAAGAACACGATCTACATGGACGGCCAGCCCGTCTGGTCGTACACGCCCGCGGATTCGTCGGCCCCTCAGTACCTGATCCTGAACGTCGGGGACGGCGGCACGCACGTCTACGGCGCCGCCTCGCAGGTGCAGGTCGACTACGTCCGGGCATGGTCCGGCACCGTCTCCCCTGCCACCGTCAGCCCAAGCCCAACGCCGACGGCCACCGCGACGACGTCCCCAAGCCCGACTGCGACGCCTACGGCGACCGCGACGGCGACTCCAACGGCAACAGCCACGCCGACGGCGTCCGCCACCACTCCTGCTCCGACCGCGACGGCGACCCCGGCTGCGAACACCAGCAGCATCGCACTCGTCGGCTCACCCGCCGTGACCGAGTCCGCCGGGACGACCGCACTGGCGGCCAACCTGCCGACCGGGATCGTCAAGGGGAACCTGCTCGTGGCCCAAGTGGCCACCAGCGAGACGAGCGCCTCCGCTGTCACCACCCCGACCGGGTGGACGGCCGCTTTCCACCAGGACGGCAGCCCCGACGGGGCGGGCCCCTCGACGACGGTGTTCTACCGGGTGGCTGACGGGACAGAGACTGGCCCGGTCACGTTCAACGGCACGTCCGGCAAGACGACCGCCATCATCGGCCAGTACTCGGGCGTGGACCCGGTGACCCCGATGGATGCAGTGGCCGGCGCCCAGTCCGGCGTCGCCACGACGTTCACCACCCCATCGGTGACGACCGGGATGGCCAACGACCTGCTGGTCCACGCCGTCTCGATCAACTGCGCATCCTCATGCGACATCACCGGGCCAACGGGAACCGCGAAGTCGGCCGACAGCACCGGCGTGGGGCGCCGCACCGCGCTGTTCACCGAGCCGTGGTCCGCGCAGGGCCCGACAGGGACACGCACATGGGGCGAGACCAGCACGACCACCCTCCAGTGGTCCGGGATCACGCTGGCCCTCAAGCCGTACGTCGCACCGGCACCGACCCCGACGCCGACAGCCACGGCGACAGCGACACCTACTCCAACAGCGACGGCTACGGCGACCCAGTCGCCTACAGCGACAGCAACGGCCACCCCGACCCCAACGCCGACTCCGGCCCCCAGTGGGACCGTGAGCCTGACGCTGCAGCCGGACGGCAGCTACAAGTGCCTGGTGACGATCGGTGAGTTCACCGACGCGCCCTGCACGCTGACAACGAAGTAGGAGAAGGGGTGCCCTGACATGGCCATCGCACTGCAGGGCACCCCCTCACTCGCCGAATCCGCCTCCGCCACGAGCATCGCCGTCTCCTACCCGACTGGGGTCACCAGCGGCGAGGTACTGCTGGCCCACATCGCCACCTCCGGATCGACAGCCCCGACGTCCACACCCACCGGCTGGACGATGGCCAAGTCCCAGGACGGGCCGAGCTCGTCGCCGTCCGTGGCGACCTATTACCGGGTCGCGGACGGCACCGAGACCGGCAGCGTCACGTTCAGCACGAACGTGACTGCAGGCCGCGTCACCGGCATCATGGAGCGCTGGTCTGGGGTGGACAACACCACCCCGCTCGACGTGACCCCCGTCAGCGGGAACAGCCCCGTCGCGACGTCCTTCACCATGCCGACGATCACGACCGTCACGGCCAACACGGTCCTCGTCCACCACATCGCCCTGAACGCCGCGTCCGCCGCCGACATCAACACCCCCGCCGGGACGACGCTGATCACGAAGTCCACCGGCACGGGCCGCCGGGCCGGCTCATGGTACGAGGCTCTGGCCGCGGCCGGGACGGGCGGCGGCGAGACGTGGGTCGAGAACCCGACGTCGACCACGCTCCAGTGGGCTGGCATCACCGTCGCGCTGCGCCCCTCCTCGTCGGGGTCGAGCGCTACGGTGAATGCTGTAGCTGCCACCGTGTCGGCGGCGGCACCCGCCCCGGCCGTTGGCGTCTCGACGTCGACGGCTGCTGTCGCGGCGACGGCGACCGCGAGCTCGACGGCGCCAGCCGTGAGCGCCGGCGCGTCTGTCACGGCGGTGGCTGCCACGGCCACCTCAGCGGCCCCGGCACCGGTCGTCACGGCCGCAGCAACGGTGAGCGCAGTGGTCGCCACAGCGGCTGTGGCCGCGCCTGCCCCGGCTGTCGGTGTTCTCGCCTCGGTGTCTGCGGTCAAGGCCACAGCGATAGCCAGCGCGGCCGCTCCAGTGGTGCAGGCCGGCGGGACGGTCAACGCCGTCGCGGCCGCGGCCAGTGTCGCAGCGGTCGCCCCATCCGTCACCGCGGGCGGAACCGCGACAGTCAACGCAGTGGCCGCCACGGCCACCTTGAGCTCGACCGCGCCCGTCGTCTCCGGCGGCGCGACGATCACAGCAGTCAAGGCCACCGGGAGCGCTCAGGCGATCGCCCCCGCGGTCGGTGTCTCGCCCACCGTGAACGCCGTGAAGGCAACCGCCACGGCGGCAGGCAATGCGCCGGTGGTGAGCGCGGGCGCCGCAGTGCTGGCGGTCGTCGCGACGGTCTCCGTAGCGGCCCCTGCCCCTACCGTGAACGCCGGTGGAGCTGCCGTTGTGCAGGCCGTCGCCGCGTCCTCGAGCGCGTCTGCTCCGGCGCCTGTCGTGGGCGGCGGGGCGACGGTCAACGCCAGCGCCGCGTCCGCCACGGTCGCGGCCGGCATCCCGTCGCTCGTCGCCTCGGCGAACATCCTGGCCATCGTCGCCACTGTCGCCCTCGCCGCCAATGCCCCGGTCGTCGGGACGGTCGCGTCCACCGGCCACCATGACGTATTCGCCGGCGGCCCCGAGCCGAACCGGTGGGCCGGGGGCCAGGTCGGCAACCGCTGGTCCGGCACCCTCGAACCCAGCCGATGGAACGGAGAACTCCTGCCATGACCGCCATCGAATACACCGTCGGCACCACGAACGTGTGGGTGCGGGGCAACATCACCCTCAACGGCGTCGTCGTCACGTCCACAGACACTGTGGAGATGTGCATCGTCCCCGAGGGCTCCGCGACGTCGGGTTGGACCACGGTCGCCACGTGGGTGGACGGCTACCCGGCGATCAAGGCGTCCATGCCCGCTCTGGGCGTGTTCCATGTGTGGGGCAGGGTCACCACCGCCGAGGAGGGCCCTGTCCTCGTCGACTGCGGCACCTTCACCGTCACTCCTGATTGACGCGCCTCATCGCGCGGGCCATGAGCTCATCGGGTCCGATCTCGAGGGCGTCGCAGATCTGCGAGTACAGGCGCATGTTGATGCTCCGGTGGCCGCGTAGGTAGCGGTTCATCGTGGCTCTCTCGACGCCGATTGCGTCGGCCAGCTGCCCTTGGCTCATGTCGCGCTCGACCAGCTCGATCCGGATCTGCTTCATCACGGCAGCTTCCTTGGCCCCCTCACTGTCCTCCACGGCCTCACCCTAGCAACAACAGGACCCCCATCCTCTCCGCGAGGATGGGGGTCCTTTTTCGCGCCCAAGGGTCAGATGACCGAGGATGAACCCTTCTTCTTGGATGACCCAGCCGGGTTCCCCACGGACTTCTTCCCGATGCTGACCGCGTTCCCGCTCACTTCCTTGACGAGACGGGCAGCGCCGAGCAGCTGACCGGCGCGCTGATGCGAGATCTGCATGAGCGATCCGATCTCACGCACCGTGACGCCCTTCGCCTTGAGCTTCCGGGCAGCGGTGCGGCGCTCCTCAGCCGACTTGGCGCGAAGCTCTGCGGCCTTCGCTGCGAGCTCGTCGGCGTGCTGGACCAGGACTGTGATCTCGGGGTCGTCGAGAACGACGTCGACGTCGAAGTCGGATTCCGGGCGGTCGGTGAGCAGGGAGGCGGCGTCACGGACCATCTCCGGCACTTCGCTTAGCGTGCGTCCCTGAGTGTACAAACCTTTGACCTCGGGGACGGACACGACCCAGAAGCGCCCGTCCTTGCGGACCTTGGCTGTGAGCTTCATTTGGTGTCCTCTCCCTTGGCTTGTTTGATGATCTGCTTTGCGAGGTTGTCGGCGATCTCGGGATGACGGGGGACGACGGTCTTGTTGTCGCCGATGGTGACCTTTGTGTGTCGGCCGCCCTCAGTCTCCTCGTATTCGGCCCCCGCGTCCTTGGCGATCCGCTGGAGCTCTTTGAGGAGGTCCCTTCGTTTCATCATGCTACTAGTCTAGTGCAGACTAGACAAGGGTGGCAAGTGAGGACTAGACAAAATTGTGCCCCTCCGGTCCCAGCACCGGAGGGGCAGCCCCCAAGCCTCAGTGGCGGTTGTTGTACTGCGGGCAGAACGCCGCGGTGGACATGCCGATGATCGCGCCGACGTCCCCGGCTGTGAACGCCGGGTTCAGGGACCGCAGGTATGCGGCCTCGCTGACGAACGTCGTGCCCGCGTCGTACGCCCTGCAGACGCCCACGCCGAGGCTCACGGTCTGATCGTCGGTGGCCCTGCTGCCGGGGAACTGCTCTTTCCACTGCTGGAGGAACACGGAGCGCTCGAGCGCGGACTGCGACGCCGAAGCCTGAGCGGCCGCCTGCTGGTTGGAGGCATTCACCCCGACAGCCACACCGGCGCCGGCGAGCGCGACGATGACGGCCGCGACGGGAATGACGACGCGGGGCCGAAGCCTGAACCTGGCGGGAGCGGTCGGTGCTGCTGCTGGGACTGCGTGCATGGAGATCAGTGTGCGGTCGAGAGGCTCTTAAATCAATACCTTGGACGAACGGTGCTACTCCGGAGTAGACTCGGAGCAGGCCACTCGGCCACCACTCCCCCGGAAGCCCGAAGATGAGGGACAGAAGTGCGTTGACGCTGTCAACACATTCACGGGCCGGAGAGCTATCAGACCGGATCGGAGAGCAGCCAATCCCGCGTATTTGCTGGGTTCAGCCCCCCGATTCAGCCAGTCTAAGGTTTTTGTAGGGAATCTGACGTTTGTCTACAGCCCTTCTCGCGCCTAGGATCGAGAGCAGGTGCGTTGACACAAGGGCGCTCGGTGTTGATCGGCTTTCGGAGGTCATGGGATGGCGAGCATCAAGGAACGGCCGCGCAAGGACGGCAGCACCGCCTACACAGTGCTCTGGCGCGAAGGCGGCCACCGCGACGCCAAACAGTCCTCCCAGACCTTCGACGACCCCGACGCCGCAGAAACCTTCCGCCGCTTCCTCGACGCCAACCACCAGACCTTCACCCTCGCCGTCGAAGCACAGGAACAGGCCTACGCCGAAGGGGTCAGCGTCGCCGACGCCGCCAACGAATACCTCGCCCGGCTCCGCGGATACGTGCAGCTCGACCACATGGGGCAGACCACCTACGAGCACTACGAGACCGCCCTCCGCATCCACGTCATCCCCGCCCTCGGGACCAGGCGCCTCTCCGCGCTCACCCGAGCCGACATCGAGAACTGGGTCATCGCCCTCAAAGCCAAGGGCTACGAGGCGACCTCGATCGTCTCCTACCATTCACGGCTGTCCGCGTTCCTGAACTGGGCCACCCAGCAGAACCCGCCCATCCGCCCGGACAACCCCGCCCGCGGCGTGAAGCTCCCCAAACCCGACAAGCGGAAGACCCGGCAGAAGAAGATCGAGCACGACGACTACGAGGACATCGTCCTGCCCTGCATCCCAGAACGGTGGCGGACCAGCATCGAGGTCATCGCGTGGACCGGGGTCCGCGTCAACGAGGCCCTAGGCCTGAAGGTCGGGGATTTCACCCCCGGGAAGCGGAACGAGAAGGACCCCGCGAAGGAACGCCTCGGCCGCCTCAACTTCGAACGCGGGTGGAAGAAGATCCGCGGCGGCGTGTACATCGTCGGCCCCCTGAAGACCGAGGACTCCCACCGCAACCTGGTCATACCGTGGGAGCTCAACGACCAGCTCGTCGAGCTGTGCAAGGGCCGCGACCCGGACGCATGGCTGATCGCACACGACGACGGGTCGCCCGTGACGTATTCGTGGTACGAGTACCACGTGTGGGACAAGGCGACGAAGAAGATGCTCGACCCGGAACGGGAGGGCGGTCACCTGCGGGTCAGGCCCACCCTGCACTGGCTGCGGCACTCCCACGGGGCGTGGCTGCGTGAGCAGGGCGTGGACATCCTCGACATCTCGAGGAGGCTGGGGCACACGAACATCAAGACCACCGGGGACATCTACGGCCATGAGACGTCGGCCACGGAGCGGCAGACGGCCGCGGCCCTGTCCCGGACCCGGAACCACCGGGAATGATCAGAACAGCCTGCCCTCGTCGGCGCTGCCCGGCGTCGGGGACGGCTCGCGGATCCCGGCGATGACGAGCGCCGTGTGGGAGAACTCGAGCACCTTATCTTCGGGCTCGTAGACTTTCAGGCCGCCGCGGCCGCACATGAACACCGGACCCTCGACCGGTTCCCCGCGGCGGGTGAAGAACGAGACCGGGAACCCTGTGAGCCGGGCGAGCGCGTTCAGCTGCTCCCATGTCGGGTAGACCTCCCCGGCCTCCCACTTGTCCACGGTGGGCTCTTTGACGCCGCACGCCTCGTCGACCTCGGGCCCGTGGAGGCCGCGCATGTCGAGTGCCATGGTGATCCGGAACGGCCGGACGCGGCCGCGCTTCCATTCCTCGTGTGCGCGGCCGGTGGCGTTCTCCTCCATGAGGCGCACGAAGCCGCGCTTCCGCGCGCGCTCCTGCCGTCGGCGGGCGGCCTCCTCGTCGGTCAGCCTTTCGCCGGCCTTGCCCCACGGGCTCATAGCGTGTGTCGGAACTCGACGTCGTCCTCGTTGAGCTTGCCGGGACGCCATCCGTAGAGGCCACAGTCCGGACACCGCACGTTGGTCCAGCGGCGGTCGATCCGTGATTGGGCCTGCGCCGAGGAGTCTGCATATCCGGGCATCAGCGGCCAGTCGTGAAGCGCGTTGGGGCAATCACTGCCACGCTTGGTGGCCGGTTCGCCTCCGCAGATGAAGATGGGGCGAGATCTCCTGACCATGGCGAACCTCCCGTAGACGTTAGGTGGGCGGGGAGAGCTGCCGCCCCGGCAGCTCTCCCCGCCCGGACGACGGGCCGTCGCATATGACTCGGTATCAAGGAACCCGTCGCCAGCTTTGTGTGCCGCCCTCGACTGGGGCTCCGGGACGGCGACGGAGTGGTCAACCTCGCGTGGGTGGCGGGCCTAGGCACCAGCGCGTGAGGCTCCCCAGGTTTGGTCCCGGCCCGCCGCCGACTAGGGGGGACGCGGCGGCGGACCGGAAGTCCGGTGCCGGAGTCGAGAGAGCCACCCGGCCGGCGCGCCTCCGGCAACGCATCGGCCATCGTTCTAGAACAGCTCAATCGGTACACGGCCGGGGACTCGAACCCCGTACGCCCCCACTGGCGCCGCGCTACCGTGACCATTTATTTCTGGGCGATATTTGGGGCCGCAATTGACGCACCCCGTAGGCACTCCCACTTGTGCTACGCCCGAGCTATTGTCACTTCGCTCAGGAGTGGACGGTCAGGGATTCGCACCCCGAGAATCAACCGGTCCTTCCGGCCGCCCAATTCCCCGTGGCGGACGGTGTGCGCTGGAACGACAAGACTCATATTGGTGAGTTTGTGGCGCCCGCCCGGGGCATTCAATTGTGGGTACCGGCGGGGGCCACCACGAGGAGCTACTCTCGAAACCCCCGCCGGTAATTTCCACTCTAATGATCCAAGGGGCTGGGTCTTCGCGTTCACCAACCCTCTTTGAAAGAACCTAGGCGACGACTAGTTCGTCTCCGGTGTCTGGTTGGTCATCCTCCGAGGACTCGCGTTTTGAGCGACGTCCAGCCTGGTTGGCCCGGATCAGGTCTCGGGCCAGGTTCAACAGGAGTTCCTTCTGATCTGACGGAAGGGCGCCGGCGCCAGCTATGGTCAACAGTGTCGGGTCCTCTGGTGGTACTGAGAGGCCGACTGATCTGGCGGCAGCTAGGACGACTTCGCGCATTGGAAGGTTTGTAGCCAAGACGACTCCCCGCAGCGTCTCAGGTGTTGGGAACTGGTTTTGCCTTCGCACTGTGGCTAGCTGCTGGAACCTGCCCCTGGTCAACAGTCCCCCACTGTCTTTAGCTAGGTCGGAGAAAGAACGGGTCCCCTTGCGGTCGTTGATTAGGTCCGCGAGCAAAGGCTCTCGGGGGTCCGATTGTTCCATGGTGGGCCTTTCTGGGCGTAGCGGTTCCTGTAGGGTGCGGCGCTCGTCCAAATAGCTTAAGTGCTGCCCGTGACCGGCGGGTAACTGTTGGGGCGCCGCGTTTTGTACCACCCAGCACTTGACACTGTACGCCGTGACGTTGGTCACCGCAATGGATAAATCCATTCGGTGTACGAAGGCTTATGGGACCAAAGTCCCTACTAACCCCACCTGCTCGGTACTAGCTTTCTTGTCAAACGCCACGTAACATGAGGCGCAACGGCACGTGACAGGCCGACGACTGCCACAGGACAACGAAACAGGGGGGCCAAAGATGGCACGACACCTCGCTGAAATCAGCCAGCGCGCAAGCCTCGCAGAACACGCACTCGAGATGCTAGCGGTCAGGCAGATGATCGAGGACATCCCCATCCACCCGAGCACCATCACCGCAGGCGGGGACACAGACCACCCCGTCCACACCGTACGAGTACCGGAGTACGCAGACTGATGTCAATCGAGTTTCCCGTGCTGCTCACGCCAGAGCAGGCGGCCGCGGAGATCAACCGGAAGGCCGTCGAGCACGGCCTCAAGCCGACGATCACCGTCACGGAGATCCGCACAGCCATCCGCAACGGCGAGCTCGCCCACGTCGAGCTCGCCCGCGGGAAGTGGGCGGTCTCCCCCGAGCAGGTCACGGAGTGGATCGCCGGGCGCACCCGGCCGGCCACCACAGGCCCGAAGGGACGCCCGGAGCGGCAGCCCATGGGGGTCACGCAGCGGTCAGCGAACCGCTCGCGCCGCACAAGATGACGGCACAGGGCCTAGACACCTAAACCAATGTTGCGTTATTATAGGTAGACCCAGCGAAAAGGGTCCCCGGGGCGGCCACCCCGAGGACCCGAAGCACCGGAAAACACATCAACCACGAGGAGCTAACCAGTGCAGACACAGTCTATCGCCGTCCCCAGAATCACACGGGACCGGGCAGTAAGGCTCATCCACGCCTACGCCTCACGGGCATCCCGCATCCTCAGGAGCGAAACCCGGACACCAGACGAAGCCCGCGAACTGATCGACCAGACCCGCCGCACACTCTCCGTCCGCCTCTGGCACGACGTCGACGACCGCGAGTTCTGGGAACTCGTGGACAACATCGCCGAACTCCGGCAGAACCGGGCCACCGAATGGGGCCACCTCTGGAACTCTCCCGAGGAAAAAGCCCAATGGCTCGGGCGGCTCCGCCAGACCATCAACGACGAGGTCAACGTCCTCTCGTTCCGATTCCGGGAGGCCTGAGCCGTGCGGACTGGAATCTACGACGGCCTCCCCGCCGTCGCCTACCACGCTGACCGGGCGCTCTCCGCTTCCGGTATGAAAATCCTCGCGCACCGCACGCCGGCCCACTTCCGATGGGAAATGGACCACAAGGTCCACAAGAAGGCGTTCGACATCGGCGAGGCCGTGCACTCCCTCGTACTCGAGGATGACCAGGCGCATATCCGGAAGCTTGAGTACGGCGATTACCGGACCAAGGAGGCGCAGGCCGCGAAGCGGCAGGCGTACGACGATGGCGTGGTGCCGCTCCTGCCCGAGGAATGGGCGCAGGTCCATGCGATGCGGGATGCCGTCATGGCCGATCCACGCGCGCAGGTTGCCCTCACCGCGACCGGCGGAGGCGCCGTGCATGTGGAACGCTCGTTCTTCTGGCAGCACCCGACCGGCGTGAGCATGCGCGCCCGGATGGATGCGCACAACCCCTTCTCCAAGGCTGGGCCGATCGTCGCCGACGTCAAGACCGTGAACAGCGCGGACCCGGAGGAGTTCCGCAAGACGGCGTGGAACCTCGGCTACCACCAGCAGGACGCCAACTACCGGGCAGCCTGCGATGCGCTCACCAGTGAGGTGCACCAGTTCGTGTTCATCCTCGTTGAGAAGGAACCGCCGCACCTCGTTTCAGTGATCCAGCTCGACGACGCGTTCGTTGATGCCGGGCGGATGCTCAACGAGAAGGCCGTCCGGATCTTCGCCGAGTGCTCACTCCTCGACGAGTGGCCGGGCTGGCCCGCAACCGAACCAATCGCCGCCCCGAACTGGGCGCAGTACGCACTGGAGGACTTGCTGAAATGAGCCAAGAGGTAGCTGTCAAGCAGCCGACCACCGCGCTGACGATTTCGGAGAACCAGACCGAGTTCTCGCCCGGGCAGGTCGCGACCCTCCGGCAGCTCGGCGTGGACAACGCCAGCCGTGAGGACTTGGCCGTGTTCTTCCACGTGGCCCGCCGGACCGGGCTTGACCCGTTCGCCCGGCAGATCTACATGGTCGGGCGGTGGACGAAGCAGGGCACCAAGTTCACGATCCAGACCGGCATCGACGGGTACCGGCTCATCGCCCGACGTGCCGTCGACCGCACCCACGAGACCCTCGGCTATGAGGACACGCTCTGGTGCGGCGAGGACGGCAATTGGGTCGACGTGTGGCTGAAGAAGGAACCGCCGGCGGCAGCGAAGGTAACCGTGCTCCGCGGCGGGGAACGGTACTCGGCCGTGGCGCTGTTCTCCGAGTACGCGCAGACCACGCGCGAGGGCGGCCTGACGCAGATGTGGCGGGACAAGGGCGCGCTCATGATCGCGAAGTGCGCTGAGGCCCTCGCCCTCCGCAAGGCGTTCCCGCAGGATCTCTCCGGCATCTACACGGCCGAGGAAATGGCCCAGGCTGACAACGAGCCTCGCGTCATGGAGAACGCTGTTCGGCGCATCAACGAGGCGGCCGCGCAGCCCGTGGACCCGGGTTACGGGGACAACGCCTCCGAGGTCGACTGGGCCCTAGAGGTCGAACAGGCCAACAACGACATCGACGCACTCCGAGCCATCTGGAAGCGGGCCGCGTCGATGAAGGCCGAGCAGTGGGTGTTCAACATGATCACCGAGGCGTTCAACGGCATCCAAGAAGCAGCGTCGGCACAGGAGCCGGAGATCGTCGAGGAGGCGGCAGAAGCATGATCACCATGCGGGAGAACACCATCAGCAGCATCCGGGCGTCCAAGCGCCCGGTCCGCGAAGGGTTCCAGTGCGGGAGGTGCGGGACCACCAACCGGACCCGCACCCCCGACGGGTCCCCGTGGTGCGCTGACTGCCTGTGTGTCATAGCCATCGACCCGTCCTACCTCCTCCTCCGCAACACCCCGGAGGAGGCGCAACGGCTCCTGGACAGGTGGGTCAACGGCCGCCGCGGCGGGAAGCGGCGAGTCGTCGTCGCGGCGGTGTAGCCTCATGCCCGGAATGTCAAACGCCACGAGTCAAAACGAATATCGCAAATTGCTGGAGCGTAGAGTGCGCGTTGCGGGCCACGCGGGACGGCAAGTTGCGGAAGATGACATGCATCCCTCGCTCAAACCCTTTCAGCGTCGCATTGTGTCATGGGCGGTCCAAGGTGGTCGTCGTGCAGTGTGGGCGGACACGGGGCTCGGGAAAACCCGCATGCAGCTCGAATGGGCGCGCCTGACGCACCCTACTGCGCTCATTGCGGCGCCCCTTGCTGTGTGCCAGCAGACCGTTGAGGAAGGCGGAAAACTCGGCCTCGACGTCCGCTACGTCCGCTCGAGCGGCGAGGTCCGCGGGCCTGGTCTCTACATTACGAACCATGAAATGGTGCCGAAGATCGACCCGTCCCCCTTCGGCGCCGTCGCCCTAGACGAGGCATCGATCCTCAAGCAGTCTGACGGGAAGACCCGCGGCATGCTCATCGAGCACTTCCGGGGCGTCCCAGCCCGGACAGCATGGACGGCGACACCCGGGCCCAACGACCCGGAGGAACTCACCAACCAGGCCGAGTTCCTCGGGCAGATGACCCGCACGAACATGCTCGCGGCCTACTTCATCCACGATCAGGACGGGTGGCGGATGAAGGGCCACGCCATGGGCCCGATGGTGCGATGGATGTCCACGTGGGCTCTCGCCGTTCGGAAACCATCGGACCTAGGCGACAGCGACGACGGGTATGAGCTGCCCGGGCTGGAGATCATCCCCGAGATCGTGGACACGCGGATCGCCCCGGCTGAGGGCGAACTGTTCGCCGCGACCATCGGCGGGGTCACCGGGCGGTCGAACGTCCGCCGCCAGTCCCTCGACGATCGGGTCGCGCGGGCCGTCGAACTTGTGGCATCGGAGCCGACAGAACCGTGGATGCTGTGGTGCGGGCTGAACGACGAGGCCGACGCGCTCGCCCGCGCGATCCCAGGCGCGGTCAACATACACGGGTCCCTCTCAGCCGAGGACAAGGCACACGGCCTGCACGACTTCGCCAAGGGGAACATCCGAGTCCTGATCAGCAAGCCGTCCATCGCATCGTTCGGCCTCAACTGGCAGCACTGCGCCCGTACCGCGTTCGTCGGGCTCTCCGACAGCTACGAGCAGTACTACCAGTGCATCCGCCGCTTCTACAGGTTCGGTCAGGCCAGAGTCGTCCGGGCGCACATCATCCTCTCCGAACTCGAGCAGCAGATCGCGCAGAACGTGCTCCACAAGGAACGCCAGTCCAACCGCGTCATCGACACCATGATCCAACAGCTCAAGGAGCGTGCCGCGTGAACCTAGACGACTACGTGACCGACGAAGCCCACGGCGTCCGGTGGTCGTTCCTGCTCGGCGACTCGTGCGAGCGGATCAACGAGATAAAGGACGACACTGTCCACCTGTCCGTGTATTCGCCACCATTCCAGTCGCTTTACACCTACTCCCCCAGCCTCCGGGACATGGGGAACTCAGTGGACCGGGAGGACTTCTTCGACCAGTACCGGTTCATCATCGCCGGGAACCTCCGCATCACCGTCCCAGGCGGGCTCGCGTGCGTCCACGTCCAGCAGACCACAACCACGAAAGCCACCCACGGGGTCATCGGCATGACGGACTTCCGCGGCGACGTGATCCGCGCATACCAACGGGAGGGGTGGATCTACTTCGGCGAAGTCACCGTGGACAAGGACCCCCAGGCGCAGGCGATCCGCACGAAGGCGTCATGCCTTACGTTCGCGACGAAGAACCGCGACTCCTCGTCCTCACGGCCGGCACTCGCCGACTACCTCCTCATCTTCAAGAAACCGGGTGACCGGGCCGAGCCGGTGAAGAACGACGTCACCAACGACGAGTGGATCGAGTGGGCCCGCCCCATCTGGTACGGCATCCAAGAGGGCAACACCCTCAACGCCCGGATAGCCCGCGAGGACGACGACGAGCGCCACCTAACCCCGCTCCAGCTCGACTTCATCGAACGCTGCGTGCGGCTCTACAGCAACAAGGGAGACACCGTCTTCACAGCGTTCGGTGGCGTCGGCTCAGAGCTGTACGTCGCCGTGAAGCTCGGCCGCCAAGCCATCGGCATCGAACTCAAGCCCTCTTACTGGGCGACAGGCTGCCAGTACCTGAGCGAGCTCGAAGCCGAACTCGAAGCACCATCCCTCCTCGATGAGCTGGAGGGGCTGTGAAGTCTCCGGGGCCGGCTGACCGGAACAAGAACAAGCCTGTCGGGCACTGTCCGAAGTCAGGGAAAGCCCAGTTCCACTCGCGCTCCGCAGCTAAGGCAACAGTCCGCAGGCACATCGACAGGACCCTAAGGCCCTACAAGTGCGGCGACTGCGACTACTGGCACCTAGGACACACCTACGGCCAAGACCGGCACTGGCACCGTGAGATCCATGGGAGGGACTGAGGTGGCCCTTTTCAGAGCGCACTCAAAGCTCTGCTTCGACTCGAAGCCGCGGCGCGCCGGGCTGGAGGCCATGGGGCTCTGGCTCTTGTGCGGGACGCTTTCGGTTCGGAACGGCACTCCCGGCAAGGTAACCCGCTCCCAGGTTCGGGAACTGACGCGAAATTCGAGTCTCGTTTCCCACCTAGTGGACGCCGGCCTATGGGTGGCAGAAGCTGACGGGTGGTCGTTCACTGGTGACGGTGAGTTCTGGTGTGATGTCGAGCGCTACCGCACGCCTATCCCTCGGTCACTTCGCGAATCCGTATACGCCCGCGATGGCTATGCTTGCGTCGCATGCTCGTCACCAGATGATCTGACCCTTGATCACATCTATCCGTGGTCACTTGGGGGCCCAGACACGGAGGACAACCTTCAGACGCTGTGTCGAAGCTGCAACTCATCCAAGGGGGCGAGCGTTGCCCTCTGACCCGCGGGCCTACATCATCGTCACCTCCGAGCTGCCGCGGCACCCGAAGTTCAAAGCCCTGTCCCGGTCAGCCAGACTGCGCATCATCGAACTCTGGTGCCACTGCCGGGAGTTCAAGACGGACGGATTCATCGACGCCGGGACTTGGGGCGAAGTGCCGCCCAAGGAACGCAAGGAACTCCTGGGCGGCTGGGTGGAGGCCAGGGAAGACGGAACCCTCTGGTGCCACGACTACCTCGACCACCAGAAATCGAAGAAACAGCTTGAAGCGCTAGCCACCAAAAGGGCCGAAGGCGGAACATTCGGAGCCCATGTGAAGCACCACGAGCGGAAAGGCGTCGTGAATCCCGACTGCCCATTCTGCCCGGACCCTTAGCTAAACCTATGGGTCCACCTAAAGGCCAACCCATAGTTCAGCATTAGCAAAATGATGCAACGAGTACGAGTACTAATACCTACTCACCTAAGTGCCTATCTCACCTCTGATTCCTTCAAGAGAGTTTTATCTCTCTTCGTCACTTCCGTAACGCGAACCGCGCGGGACACAGAGAGGACGATCCGATGACATTCACACTCGAGGACGCCAAGCACATCGCGGCGATAGCCCGGGCCCGTCGGCCGCGTTGGGCGGAGTCGGCGATCCTGAAGGCGTTGGAGCCGTTGGCGTCCGAGGGGTACACGGCTGGGCAGGCGCTGGACACGTGTCTGCGTGCGGCTGCGGATCCGAAGGCTGAGACTCCGGTGGTGATTCCCCGGTACGCTCCCCCGCCGCCTGTTGCGACAGCCACGGTCGGGGCGCCGCGCTGCGCGGACCACCCGGAGTCCTACGCCGCGACGTGCATCCAGTGCGATTCGGAGATCAAGCGCGGCGAACGGCTCGAACGCGACAAGGGGCGGCGCACCCATGCGGGGCGAACCCGCCCGGAGGAGGCCGTCGACTTCAGCGAGGCCTGGTCCAAGATCAAGGCCACCATCGGGAGGGACGTCTGATGCCCGGGCGTCGGCTCAACATCATCCGGGAATGCACCCACGGCGGCCGGCACGTGCACGGCACGATCGCCGCGTACGACCGCGACAGGTGCAGGTGCGACCCGTGCAGCGGCGCCAAGACCGAGTGGAACCGCCGGTTCCGGAAGGCAAAGGCGTACGGCCGGTGGCAGCCGCACCTGATCGACGTCGCCCCGGTCACGAACCACATGCGGGCGCTCCGGCAGCGCGGCATCGGGTACAAGCGGGTCGCCGAGCTCGCCGGGATCGGGCACGCGTGCGCGTCCAGCATCGTGGAGGGCAGGCAGAAGACCGTGACCCGGGAAGTCGCCGGGAAGATCCTCGCGATCCCACTCGACGCCCGGACCGCGCCCCGCGCCTACATCGACGCGACCGGCTCCCGCCGCCGGGTCCAGGCGCTCGCCGCGATCGGGTGGTCGTTCCCGGAGCAGGTCGCGCGGATGGGTAGGAAGCAGCGGTCCGGGCTCCAGAAGATCCTCCGCGGCGGCCTCACAACGACCGTCACGGCCGAAGCGATCCGGGCCCTGTACGACGAACTGTGGGACACGCTGCCGGACCCGCAGACGGTGCCGGAGAAGATCGCCGTGATCAAGACCCGCAACCTGGCGAAGCGGAAGGGGTGGGCGCCCCCGCTCGCGTGGGACGACGACGCGATCGACGACCCGGACGCCGAACCTTACGGGACCCGGAAGCGGGAGAGGATCTACCGGCCGGTCGAGGACATTGTCGAGGACGTCGAGTGGCTCCGTGACACGGGCGTGGACCCGATGCGCGCTGAGGAGCGGATCGGGATCACCCGGGAGTCGCTGAAGACTGCCCTCCGGCGCCACGGCCGCGAGGACCTCCTCAACTGGCTGAGGGGCGACGCAGGCAAGCACGTTCCTAATTCCGTGCGCGGAACGTCAAATGCTGCGTGACAGATCGGCGAATATTAGATGCGAGGCTGGAGTTTTGCCGCCCAGCGGCTACGAACACCCCTCGCCGTGCCCGAGAGGCCGGAGTGAGGGTTCCGAATGCTTAGCAAACGCTTTCCCGAAAGGAGTGGCATGAGGTACGCCGAGCACTGCGCTGGCTACGGAGGACTGTCACTCGCCATCGAGGACGTGTTCCCCGGCGCCGAGCTCGCCTGGTACACGGAGTTCGAGGAAGCGCCGTCGAAGATCATGGCCGCGCATTGGCCGGGGGTTCCGAACCATGGCGACATGACGAAGATCCAGTGGGCACCGAAGTGTCCGAACGGCGAAGGCCACAGGGTTGAAGTGTTCCGAATGGGAGCCAACACCGACGACGACTCGGAGACTTTCTATCGCTGTATGGGGTGCGGCTGGGAGTTGCCTGTCGAGATGCGGCCCGAAGGGGTTCCATATCCAGTTGACCTCATCAGCGGCGGCACTCCATGCCAAGACCTTTCCCACGCTGGCCGGCGCAAGGGCATGACCGAAGGCACCCGCTCGAATCTGTGGGTTGCCATGCGCGAATCGATAGCAGTCATCAAACCCACATGGGTTGTCTGGGAAAACGTGAGAGGGGCATACAGTGCCGAAGCTGATAGCGACTTGGAACACTGCCCGGGATGCATGGGAGGTTCCGGGGACCGAGGGCCTGTTCTGCGAGCACTTGGCCGTGTACTCGGAGACCTTCACGACCTCGGGTTCGATGCGGAATGGCGCGGCCTACGCGCAGCCGACGTGGGAGCGCCGCACGGCAGATTCCGGGTATTCGTCCTCGCCAAGCGACGATGACGAACCCGGCCTGCTCGACACCCCATCGGCCCGCATGTACAAGGGTGCCGGTCCTGCGGGCGGGCCGACGCATCATCGGAACTCAGCGCGTGGCCTGATCGAAGCCCAAGTGCTCGACCTGCTGCCGACGCCCGTCGCCCAGCCGTCAGGCAACACGCCCGAGGAGCACCTTCGCAAGAAGCCGGGTCGCGTCGTCGTGACGGACCTCGCGATCATCGCGGAGAACGGGCTTCTCGAGACGGGTGGAAGGCTGCTCCCCACGCCAGCCGCGATGGATGGCAGTGGTGGCCGCGTCAGCTCGGAAATGGGCGGACAGCGCGAGTCTGGGGCGAAGCGGTCTGTCACCCTTGCCACGGCTGTCCACCATTCGCTGCTCCCGACGCCGCGCACCTCGGATACGAACGGACCCGGACGGCACGGCACAGGCGGGCCGGACCTGCGAACCGTCGCAAGCGAACTCCTCCCCACGCCTCGGGCGACTCGCGGCGGAAGCGGAACCGAGACCATGTACTCGCTCGGTGCGGAACGCAGCGACGACAACCGGCCACAGGGTGAAGTGCTGCTCCCCGCCGAGACCAACTGGGGGCCATACGAGCCAGCGATTCGCCGTTGGGAGGCTGTGCTCGGCAGGCCAGCACCCGCGCCGACCGAGCTAAGCGACGTCTACCTCAAGATGATCGCCCGACGCAAGGCTGGCAAGGACAAGCGCCCAGTCGGCATGCGCGGATCAATCCGACCAGTGCACCGACTCTCCCCCGCTTTCACCGAGTGGATGATGGGCGTCCCCAAAGCCTGGATCTGCGACGTGGAAATTAGCCGCAACGACAAGCTCAAAGCCGCGGGAAATGGGGTCGTGCCACAACAGGCAGCCGCCGCACTGAGGGACATGCTCGCTACCTTTCGGTCGGAGGCGACTGCTTGATGTACTCCTCGAGAAACGCTCTGATGACGCCAGCTACAGTCTCGCCGCGAGCCTTTGACACAGCGAGAGCCGCCTCCCAGAGTTCGTCTGAGAGGCGGATGGCGCGAGCGGTCGTTCCCTTACTTGGCACGGCGCTTGGCGGTCGTGCGGATGGCGGCGATGGTCTCGCGGACTCGCTGGGCGACGATGGCCTTCTGCTCGTCGGTCATCCCGACGAAATCGAAGCCGAGCTTCTTGGCCTGACGCAATGCCTCGAGCTTGGTGCCCATCGGGTCGACGTGGATTTCCTTCGAGAGGGTGGCGATCCAGTTCATCTCAAGCTCCTTGGGTTGTTGTTCCGAACCGATTACCCAACACTAAGGGTGGATATCCACCCTGTCAAGATCCAACTCATGACATGCCCTCCGCATTCGAGCAGGACCGAAGCGTCAAATGCCGCGTGTCGGAAAGCGTAGAGCCAGCGGACGATCTGGATAGCATTGGCCTTACCGAAGGGAGTCACGATGGCACGCTCGCGCGCGTCGGCTAAGGCAGCTGGGGCACGGTTCGTCCGTGTGTGTGCCGACTGGTTGAAGGAGCGCGGCTTCCCGTACGCCGAAGTCGCCCCGCGCTGGGGGGCCAAGGACAAGGGCGACATCGTGAACATCCGGACCCGCGGCGGCCGGCACATCGCCATTGAGGGCAAGGACTACGGCGGCGAATACCACGTGGCCGAGTGGCTGAAAGAGGCCGAGGACGAGCGGGTCAACGACCGGGCGATAGCCGGTGTCGTGGTTGCGAAGCGCCGCGGCATAACGGACCCCGGTTCGCAGGTCGTGTTCATGACCCTCCGGGATCTCGTGGCGATCATCCGCGAGGAGCGATTCGAATGAAGACGCTCGAGCTGATCGTGTACCCGCAGGATGAACGCTGGACTGAGTTCCACAAGATTCCGACCTACGTCGTCCCGGGCCTCGGAACCGTGTGGCCCGACCTGTGGACGACGAAGCGCCTCACCGACGCCGAGGCTGCGGCTGAGCATCTGCAGGCGACCCTCGACGTGTACCGGGCGAAGGTGTTCCGCGACGAGGCCATGAAGGACCGCGCGCTGGACCGGATGCAGACGACGCTCCGGTTCGCGACCCTCCCCCATTTCGACGAGGCGGTCGAGCTGTGACGGCGACTGAGGCTGAGACGGGGCTGAAGGTCCTCGAAGCCCTGGACTTCGACCCGGATATCGCGTGCGAGGCGTATTGCAGGGATCAAGGCAATGCGTCCCGCGCCGAGTGGTTCAGCATCGCCCTGTGCTGTGGGCGCCCACCCATCCCGTACTGCCGTGCGTGCCGCACCCGGGAGCACGTGCTCGTGCGGCTCATGGGGTACGAGATGTGCGCCGCATGCCTCCATGAGGCTGAGCCGGGCGAGAAGATGCGCCGCTGGGAGCCGATCCGGGGGCGGCAATGACCGCTGTCGATACAGAGACGGGGCTGGAGATCCTCAAGGCGCTCGACTTCGATCCCGAGATCCCATGTTGCTGCTGCGAGCACCTTGGTCGTCCATCCACCAACGCTTCCTGCTGGTTCATGGTCAAGTCCTGCCGGTGCGACCCCCTACCCTACTGCGGACCCTGCCGGGACTTCGCCGCCTCGTGGGCCAGGGGAATTTCGATCCGGTGCCTAATTTGCCTCATGGATCCCATCACCTTCCGGTTCGAACCCATCAAGGGAGGCCATTGATTCCCGACCCAGCCGTCAGGGCGACCACGTGCCCGTACTGCAAGTTCACCCACCCCGTCAGCTCGATCATCTTGGACCACATCTGGAGGCAGCACACATGACCGTCGTCGAGCTCCCGGAGAAGTATCGGGACTGGGTTGAGGACGAGGGCGATGGTGTCCCGGACTCGGAGTATCTGCTGGTGCAGATCCATTACTTCGCCGCCGACGCGGAGGGTCGCCGGAGTGGCCCGAACGTGATCTTCCGCCGGTTCGTCCCGCCGAAGCCGAAGCCAAACCTGCCCGACGTCGGCGTGTGCGGCGTGCTGCGGTTCAAGGGCAAAGACGGCGAGAAGCACCGTGCCATCGCCAACTACGACGGGTTCGGCTGGTGCGTCTATGGCACCTGCGGGAAGCTATCCGCCATCGACCCGGGAACAGGCGACGTTGCGCCGGGCGCACCGTGGAACTGGACGGATGAGCAGCTGCTTGCCTACGTCGACGACAACGGGTTCACGGTCGAGCTGAAGGGCCTCTGATGACCGGGGCTCACGAAGTATCCCGCGCACTGCAGGAGCAGGTGTTCTACCCCGAGCATGACGCCCGGACAGAGTCGCCGGCGTACGCGAAGGCCCACCACGAGCTCGTCGTCGTCCGCGACCTCGCGTGCCTGATCTGCGGTGTCCGGAACTCGACACTCAAGGACCCCGAGGAGAACCGGCACGGGGCGAAGCAGATGGAGACGCACCACCACATCGTGGAGTGGGCGCTGCAGAACGCCGTCGACCTCGCCAAGTTCAACGAGCACGTCTGGCCGAACCTCAAGGCGAGGCATCCGGGCAAGTACCCGGAGCCGTTCACGCAGCAGCAGATGCTCGACTTCATAGACCACTCCGAGGAGAACCTCTGGGTCCTGTGCGACGTCCACCATCGGCATTCGCTCGTCGGCATCCACGCGATCACGGCCCCGATCTGGGGTGCGCAGAACCTCGTCCGAGACGACTTCACCTACATCCCAGAGAAGGGCACGAAATGACCGAGCACGAGGACGTACCCGTGAAGGACGCAGCGAGCACATGGCCGGGGGCCTTGTGGTGGGATCGGCGCGGTCGTGACTGACGACCTGACGGGGCAGGTGGGCATCCTGCCGAAGCCAAAGACGGCGGTGGCCCGGGCGATCGCCGCGATCACCTCAAGCCACAGCTACCACATGGTCGTGCATGCGGGCCGCGGGCAGGTAGTCAGCGCCGACCCGGGCGGCGTGAAGCTGTGGGCGGCGAACCTGTACCCGGACGCGGTCTGGTCGAAGTTCGACATCCGCGGGCTGCAGGCCCAGACGATCGCAGAGTGGGCGCGGGCGCAGGTGGGCCGAGACTACGCGTACGTGGACGACGCGCTGATCGGGTGCGAGCGGCTGCTGCGGATCAGGTTCCCGAACTGGGTGCGGCGGTCGTACGAGTACACCGAGCGTTGGCAGTGCGCCCAGCTTGCGACGGGCGCGCTGCTGCAGGGCGGCATCGACCCGTGGCCGAACGACCCGGACAGCTTGGGTGACCGGGCACCAGGCGACTACGAGCGGCTGTTCATCCGCCGCGGATGGTATTCCCCGAGCACGTTCGGCGGGCTGCCGAGGCTGCCGTGGTAGAGGACGACGACTGGCTGCCGCCGCTCGCCCCGCACACCCGACGCCCCCGCCGCCTCCACCCCGACGACGAGGCCCGCCGTGCCGCGCGCGACGAAGCGAAGGTGCTGTACGCCGAGCGGAACTACGAGCGGGTACGGGCCAGGGACCGTGACCGCTACCAGCGGAACGCCGAGGAGATCAACCGGCGCCGCCGTGAACGCTACTGGGCGAAGAAGGCCGGCACGTGAAGGTGGATCTGGTCGGTGGCATCGCGGACGGCGCCACCCGGGAAGTCCCGGACAACTGCACAGCCATCCGCTACACGCAGCCGGCCGGGGCCGAACGGGCATGGTATGAGCCGGCGGACCTCGACGCCCCGCCGACGGCCCGGGTGATGGTCACCAAGTACCTCCCGACCGGCCGCCAGAACACCACCACGGGCAACCCGATCTTCGAGCCCGAGGGTCCCCCGAAAATAGTCGACGCGAAACCCTGACAAGGTGAGGACCGGGTTACCCCGGCCGATAAGCTTTTGTCTAACACCACGAGTCAGTACGACCTTTGGAAGATGACATGATCAGGACGTTCCTCCTCCTCGCAACCGCCACGGCGGTGATGGCCGGGATGAATATCACCGGCGTCACGGCGATCCCGTGGGTCGTCGTGATCCTCCCGGTCTGCGCCCCGGCTATCGCCTGGCTCGCCGCGTCCGCGCTGGCGATCGGCGTCATCGGCGTCGCCATGGCCGTCGAGTGGGTCCAGTCCCGGGCGGCGAAGAAGTGAGGCGCTGGGAGCTCGTGCTCAAGCCCCGCACGTGGGGCCTGCAGGAGGCCGCACCCCGCACCCGGCATTGGACGCGTTTGGGTGCGAAGGCCCGGGCGAAGCTCCTCAGGGCGAACGGCATCGATGCCCAGTTCGACCTGATCCTCGTGGACCGGATCACCGGCATGGCGGCGGCGATCTGATGAAGAAGGGGTACACGGTCACGGAGCGGTGCCATGCGAACCGGTGGGGCGACCCTGCCGGGCACGCGAAACGCGGGGAGCGCCTCTGCCCCCGATGCACGGTCCTCGTCGCCGCCCGGATGCGCCGCTGGAACATCTGCAACAAGCCCGGCGCGGGGATGCGCCTCACGAAGCGGGAGCTGCTGCTGTTCGTGCGCGAGTTCAACGCCGCATGGAACCCGGAGACGCGGGACACCGACACCGCGTTTCAGACGGCCATCGAGTCGGTCGTCAGGGAAGGGATGGACTGATGCGGGCTTTCGGGATGGGTTTCGCGGCCGGGGTTGTCGCAGCTGTAGCCGGGGTCGGCGGGTACGCGGTGTGGGCGTGGCGCGCCGAGGCGGCCAAACGGACGGGGTGGCGCAGGTGAACCTCTCCGACCCGAGCGTTTCGATCGGCTGGCGCCTAGCCGTTTCCCTGCTGACCGCAGCAGGCGATCAGGAGCTGATCCAAGTAGCGATCGCAGCCGCGCAGGACGAGGTCCAGAAGCTCCCCACACCGCAGCAGACGTACGCGATGTTGCACGCGTTCGGTGTGGCGTTCGGGGCGATGTCCATCTACGCGGGCGCGCAGGCCGCGGTCGTTGACGGGCTCGCCGGCGAGGGCCGCTCGTCGATGCTGCTGCAGAGCTGGGTGGCGCTCTCCCGGGAGCGGGGGTTCGACCAGGTATGAACATCGACGATCTGGCGAACCTCCTCGAAGGTGTCGCGTTCGACGCGAAGGTCGAGCTGCCCGAGCAGCAGATCTCGGCGGCCGCCGCTGCCGTGTACCGGGAGCATGTGGAGGGCCTTGGGGAGACCACCGAGCAGGCGATGCGCGCGGTGGTGAGGTTCGTGCTCATGGAGGCTGTGCCGGTCGCGATCCAGCAGGTGCTTGCGGCGATCGGCGCTCAGGCGGTCATCAACGACGCGTACATCAGCGGCGGTGACGACTCGTGAAGCGGTATCTGATCGTGTCGGTCCGGTTGGAGGAGGACCAGATCGGGGCGCTGATGGCGTCGTACGGTTCGGGGCGGGGTGAGGCTGTCCGGCGGGCGATCACGGGGACGTACCGGAAGGTGCTGCGTGAGCACCCGGCGATCGACCCGGATGTGCTCCTCGTTGACCTCACGGACGACGGCCGCGGGGTGCGCTACGTCGTGCATGATGGTTCGCACGTGCCCTCGGTCCTCACCCAGCGGATCACCCGCCGCTACCGCCTGGCCCCGTGGGTCCAGCTCGGGGGTGCGTTCTCGTGAGGTTCTTCGCGCGGTGTGGGACATGCCAAGACGAGACCGAGGTCCGTGGACTCCAGACGCCCGAGCAGGTCGCGACCCTCGGCTATGCGTTCTGGGCCCGGCATGATCACGACCCGGAGCTGATGATGATGGCCCGCGAGCGCGCGGCTGACCCGTCCGACCCGGCGAACATCCCGGACTTCACCGACGAGGGGGACGAATGAAGATCCACCTGTACCTAGACATCGACGGTGTGCTCAACGCATACGAGCGCCGCGTCCTCGCCGGCTACCCGTCGCAGTGGCCGGACGGCTACGCCTCAGTCGGATATGAGCACTGCGCACCCCGGATGGTGGAGAAGCTCAATGAGATCATCCAGCGGTACGGGATTCGAGCGCACTGGCTGACCACATGGATGGACGGTGCGGTCGGGTTCGGTCAGCACTTTGGGATCGAGGGGTCCGACCGTTGGCCGATCCTCGACGCCCTCCATGGTCCCGGATCGGATTGGCCGAAGTTCACAAGCATCAAGGCCCACGTCGAGGAGACCAAGCCGGATCTCGCGTTCTGGTTCGACGACGATCTAGAGACCGAGACGGAGGCAATGCGCTGGGCGTTCCAGACCCCGGGCATGACAGCTTTCGCCCCGAACGGGGTGCACGGGATTACACCCGGGATGCTGCGGGCGGTTGAGCGGATCATTCGCGGGGGCATCTCGTGAGCCCCCGCGTCTGCCAGATCTGCGATGAGCCGCTCGCCGACGCCGGATCGATCTGCCACGGTGACGCGCGCCGGCTGGCGTTCGTGCTGCGTGACGTCCCCCAGCTGGTGATCGAGCTGGACACGACGATCACCCGCCGCGCCCGTGTCGCCCACCGGTCCGGCCCGGGCGGCTCGTCCGAGCTCGACCCGGTCCGGGTCCCGTTCCACGAGGGCGCGTCGAACGCGCTCGAGCAGCTGCGGGCTTCGCTCAAGGGCTGGGCGGAGAACCTGGCCGAGGAGAACGGCTACACGGTGTCCACGAAGGGTCAGCAGCATCTCGGCTACTTCGCGGTGTTCCTGTCGGCGCGCATGTCCGAAGTGCGGATGAAGGGCTGGGCGCCTGACATGTACGAGGAGGTGACGGACGCGGTCCGTCGTGCCCGTCGTGCAATCGACGCTCCCCCGGATCTGGTGTTCATGGGCCGGTGCCGTCAGGAGTCGTGCGGGGATGAGCTGTGGTGCCCTGCGGACGCAACGGAGGTGCGCTGCTGGTCGTGCCCGGCCGTGTATGAGCGGGACGACCTGCTGGCGCACTACACGGGCCTCGCCGCCGACGTGACCGCCCCGGCCCCTGTGATCGCCCGGGCGCTGACCGCCCAGGGGAAGCCGCTGGAGGTCATGCGGATCTACCAGTGGAAGCGCCGCGGCTACCTAGCCCCTGTCGGCAAGGACATGCACACCAAGAACGACCTCTACCGGCTCGGCGACGTCGCCGCCGTCCTCGCCCGCATGGAACGCAAGACGCCCCCCGGGATCCTCGGCAAGCGGAAGGGGTCGAAGTGATGGCCCCGATCCATTCCCGTTCACATGTCCCGCCGTCGTGGATGAGGGTCCGCTGGGGCTGGATGGGTGCGGCCGCGTTCCTGATCCTGTGCGGTGGCTCGGCGATCGGATCGTCGACGTTCCCGCTGATTATGGTCCTCGGGTTCGTGTGGGTCCTCGCCCGGTCGGAGCGTGACTGTGGCCGTCACTGACCTAGCAGAACTCCTCGCCGAGCACGGCCACCCGCTCGAGTCGCTGCCGCTGATCGACTGCCGGGAGGCGCTGAACTTCGTGGAGATGGGCGGCGCGGTCCTCGACGCGAAGGGCGTCGCGTGGGAGCGCATCACCCAGGGGGTGTGGCGGGTTCCGGCGGTGAGTCTGTTCGGCCTCTACCCCGAGCTCCCGGCCCGGCTCGTGTACCAGCCGAGCTGGCCTGTGGGGTGCTCCCCCGAGTGCGCGGTCGAGTGGATCGACATGGAGGAATCGCGCGTGGCCCGTGAATGGGCCGAATTTGGTCTCCCCGTTTCCGGGGCCGTCACGAAACAGGAGGTCGCCGCCTTGCGCCTACGCAGGAGCACGAAGGGTCGACAGCTGATCCACAAGGGCCGCAAGGCCACAGCACGACGAAAGGCAAAGCGATGACCCCCACCATCGGACGCATCGTCCACTACACCCTCAGCGAATCGGATGCCGCCGCAATCAACAAGCGCCGCGACGACTACCGGAAAGCAGTTAAGGGCGGCGCTGTCGCCTTCATGGACGAGCCGGGCTGGCAGGCGCATGTCGGCAACATGGCCGCAGCCGGCGACGTCTACCCGGCCATGATCGTCCGCACTTGGGGCAGCACCCCCGAGTCCGCCGTGCAGCTTCAGGTGTTCCTCGACGGCAACGACACCTACTGGGCCACGTCGCGCGCCGTGGGCGACAAGCCCGGCACGTATGCGTGGCCCGTGGTCGGGGGCGCCAAGTGATCCCCGCCGTCGCGAACAAGCTGCAGGGCGCGATCCTGTGGGCGCTCCAGTCCCCGAAGAAGCACGTCTACGGCGGCACCGTCCCGCCAGCGGTCGTCGCCAAACGCCGAGCCAAGGACAAGGCCGCGAGTGCGGCACGTCGAGTCATGAGGCGGTCACGGTGACCGGCGACGCGGAACCCGTGAAGCGGCTCCCCGTCGAATGGCAGGAGATCGACGGCGTCCAGATCATGGACCCGGACGGCTGGGATCGGCGCAACTTCGAGGAGTCGTGGAACACGCCGATCACCCAAGCCGAGTGGCTCGACCGGGCCAGCCAATCGACCGTCCGGCTCTTTGGAGGTGCGCGGTGACCACCCGCTTGGCTCGGATCATCGACTGCTACGGGAAGACACCCGAGCAGGACCAGGCCTCCTACGTCCTCCTCGAGAACGACCAGCCTACGGTGTGGCTCACCGAGCAGCAGGTCACCGCGGCTGTGCTCCACGCCCAGCACCCCGAGAAGCACTGGCAGGTCCACACCAAGGACGGCGGCATCCACGACATCGCGGACGCCGAGACGTGCAGGCTCGGGCAGGCGTGGGGCGTCGGCCCATGGCTGTACCAGCTCAAGGACCGCCACGGCGAGGTCGTGGCCGAGTTCCCCTCCGACAACGTCCACTTCGTCCGCCAAGTCTGACCCCACCACACTCACAACAGGAGACACTCACATGCTCACGTCCGGGACCATCATCGGGATCGTCCTCTTGGCTATCGCCGCCCTCTGCCTACTGCTGGCCATAGCAGCCTTCGTCGTGGACGAGCCAATGGGAGGACTCTCACTCCTCACCGTCTCGGTAGTCCTTGCGCTGTTCCCGCTGGTCGGGTGGGCGCTCGTCGGTTTCAATGGCGAGTACATGGCCTACCACCCCGTTTCGGGCAAGGTGGATCAGATCGCATCCCGTCAGATCGCGGACGGCAAGGGCATGTCCCAGCGGTACGTATTTACCATCGGCGGCCAGCCGTACGGCGTGGACGACACGCGGGCCGCGCTCGTGAAACCGGGCGACACCGTATCCCTGAACTGCGTGCGCGAGTTCGTGTGGGGCTCCACGAACAACGGCTACGCATGCAACTGGGGCTGACCGTGGGTTGCCAGTGTGATCGGCAGGCGGGGTACGACGTGTACCTCGCCGGCCGGGCGGACCCGATCCGGGTCGCAGCCGACGCCGCCGCGTTCGAGACCCGGTCCCTCGACGACACGATGCTGGTGTTCCGGTCCCAGACCGCCGTCGTGTCCGAGTTCGACCTCAAGTGCCTCGCCGGGTACGTGAAGGTGGACCGGTGACGCCGCGGGGCGACGCCGCCATATTCGACGTCGACGGTACGCTGTGCGACGTTACGAGCATCCGCCACCACGTCGTCCTCAGCCACCCGGAGAACAAGGGCTACAAAGACTTCGAGAAGTTCCACCGCGCGTCCGTGTGGTGCCCGCCGATCCGGGCCACACTGGACGCCGTGCGCGAGCACCAGGCGAAGGGCCACGGGATCATCGTGGTCACGGCCCGCAAGGAACGGTGGCGGCCGGAGACGACGGGCTGGCTGGAAGGCCTCGTCGAGTACGACGAGCTGTGGATGCGCGCCGACGCCGACGACCGGCCGGACTACGCGGTCAAGGCGGACCTGCTCCGGAAGATCCGGGCGCGCGGCTGGAACGTCGTCCGGGCCTTCGACGACAATCCGAGCATCATCAAGCTGTGGCGCATGGAAGGCATCGAGACGACCGTCGTCCCGGGGTGGATCGAATGACGCGCTTCTACTACGACACCGAGTTCCTCGAGAATGGGGTCACGATCGACCTCATCTCGATCGGCATCGTCCGGGAGGACGGCGAAACCTATTACGCCGTGTCTCAGGACGCCGACTGGCCGAAGATCCGCAGGAACGTCTGGTTGATGAGGAACGTCGTCCCGCACTTGCCGCCTGAGGTCATATGGAAGCCCCGCGCGGTGATCCGGGCGCAGGTAGAGCGCTTCCTGCTCAGCGGCCCGACGCTGCCCGAGCTGTGGGCTTACTACTCGTCCTACGACCATGTGGCGCTCGCGCAGCTGTTCGGGAAGATGGTCGACTTCCCGCGCGGCCTGCCCATGTACACGAACGATCTGCGGTCGCTCATCCAGTGGACTGGCATGAACAGGCTGCCCGCACAGGACGGCGAACAGCACGACGCGCTCGCGGACGCCCAGTGGGTGAAGAAAGCGCACGAGTTCATCTTCGAGAAGTCCATCGCGCTCGGCTGAGGGCAAGCGGATGGCCCGGACCAGACGGTCCGGGCCATTGTCGTGTCAGTCGTACGTGCGCACGAATCCGCCCGGCCCGGTGAGCCGGACCGGCTTCCCGTCGTCGCTGTCTTCCAGCGCACGCGCCATGCCCTCGGCCTCTTCCCGGGTGAGGTATTCCTCGGCGTCATCTTGGTCACCCCGGTAGTAGTGGACTTCGAGGACCCAGAGTTCACCGCGCTCCCGGAGTGCGTCGAAGAGCCGTTTCTTGGCTTCGCGGACGCGTTCGAGCAACGGCTCTGCCATCCGGTAGTGCTCGTGGAGGTCAGCCTCGGCCCGCCGGTAGATCCCCTTCAGGAGTGCGATGTCAGCCATGAGTCTCCCTCTCCCGTCGGTAGCGTTCCCTGGCTTCGGTGCCGCCGACGCCTTTGCCTGGTCGGCGTTTGAGCCACCGGTCGATGGTGCGTGGTTTCCATACTGGGGTGCGGCCGAACATGTCGTCGGGTTCGGGCATGTCGGAGTCGGTGGGGGTTCCGTTGGCGCGGTTGGCGCGGGCTACGGCGAGGTAACTGCGGAGTGTGCCGACGCTGATGCCGGTGCGTTCCGCGACGCCTTTGTAGTCGAGGTAGTCCTTGCCCATGACCCCATGGTATAGGGCACCTACCCCTACGTCGCATGATCCCGGCCCGGGTGGTCCCCCAGCGGCCACTCGGTGGGAGGCTGTCAGCGCCATGAGGCGTCGCGGACGTGGTCGAGCTGGACCCACGACACCGTGAATCTGTTCTCCCATGAGGTGCCGGGCTGGATGATCCACAGCGTCGAGCGCCCCCAGTCTCCGCAGCCGCAGCCGCAGTAGTCATCCGAGACGACCCGCCAACCGCGGTACGCCATGAGAGAGCCGCGGTACGTGCGGACCGTATCGGCGCTCACCGTTCAGTCCTCGTCGAGGTAGCGGGCGAAGCGGCGGGTGCCGTGGTCGGCCCAGTTGGGGCCGAGGCGGAGGATGGTGGACAGGTCGGGTGAGAGGCGGGCGCGGAGCTCGTGGTCGGTGAGCTGGCCGATGAACACGGCGGCGTCGGTGCGGCCCTCGGGCTGCCAGTGCTCGCCGTCCCACCGGAACGCCGCGGTGCCGCCGGCGCCGATGAACCCGGAGGCGACGACGCCGACCGCGTAGGCGTGGGTGCGGTGCTCGTGTGCGAGGGCCATCTTCATCATTTCGGTTACTTCCCTTCGAGTGAGCGGGCGGCGGCGTTGGCGGCTGTCCAGATGAGGTCTGAGTAGGTGGGCCAGACGAGGTTGTCGGTGGTTTTGTCGAGGATGAGGATCTCGGCGAGGAGGAGTGCGCGGGTGCCGGGGGTTTCCTGGTAGCCGTTGGTGCGGATGGCGAGGTCGATGGTGTCGTTGACTGCTTCGCCTTCGGGGGTGAGGAAGAAGGCTTGCTCGGCCATCTCGGCGGCGTCTTGGAATGTGAGGCTCATTTGGTGGTCAGCTCCTCCGTGGTTGATGCACCTATCATAATCTCATGTTGGGTTAGGTACAAGGGGTGGGTAGTCTCTTCGATCCGTGTGACTGGGGCCACTTGATGGCTAGTATGGTCTTATGCAGCGTCAAACGCTAGAGGACAAAAGTCCTAACGCCGCAGTCCTCCCCGAGTGGGTCCGCGAGGGTGCCGAATGCTGGCTCCTGCGCACATGGGAGGGCGGCTCGCCGTACGTGATCCAGCGGACACCCGAGGATCAGCCCCACCCCGTACGGGCCCGGATCTTGGAGGTATTCAACGTCCTCGGGATCGCGACCGTACGGCTGGGGTTCCCGTTCCACCGCCTGACCGTCTTCCGCGTCACCACCGACGGCCGGATGGTCGAAGTCGAGGCCGCGCGCGGCGTCCCGCTGACGGCCGGCGTCACCGACAGCCTGGTCCCGCCAGACTCTCCCGACGCCGCCGATCGTTCGGCAATGCTGGACGCAGCATTGGTCAAGTACACCCGCGAGAACGACCTCCGATGGCTCGGAGCCACCGTACAGACTATTGCCACCTAAACCAATGTAAGCCTATCCTAGGTACATACTCACAACCACGAGGAGCTACCAATGATCACCACGCTCTACTCAGAGCAGGGCGGCGTCGTCACTTTCGACATCGTCGCCAGCAGGAACGCCGACATCACCACGGCCATGGACGATGTCACCAAAGAGAACCACGGGCCCGGCGGCATGCGCCTACTGACCGCGAACCGCGCCTACCGGCTCCTCGAGAAGACCCAGAAAGCCATCGACCACCTCCGGCAGGCCGGGTCCGCAGGCATCCTCACCGGCCCCCAGTTCGTCCTCACACAGTCGGACCTCGGCACCGTGACCGTCCTCTGGGCAGACGGGGAATAACCAGCCATGACACCGGACGAGTTCACCTACCGCACCGAATGGTCGTGCGAGGACCGGGAGTTCGTCGCCACCGTCGACGAGATCCCCGGGCTTGAGGTCACCGGCCCAGACCCGCAGCTGGCCGTCGTGGAACTGCGCGGCATCGTCGCCGAGAAGATCGAGAACAAGGAGGGCTGAGCTGTGATGGTTGAATGCCGGCCGAAGGTCAAGGACTACCGGGTGACGATCCTCCACGAGGACAGCACCACGACGAGGGTCTACACGGACGACGTCGACGAGGCCCGGGCGCTGTGGCTGAACGCCAAGCCCGGAGAGGACGTCGAGACCGACCGTTGGGACGACTACCTGGGCGCGTACGTCGAAACCGACTCGTCCCTCGGGGACTGGTGAACGGGTGAGCAACAGCGCCGAAGCGTCCGCCGAACGCTCCCACCTTGCCGAGCCGGACCCCCGCTGCGAGCGGTGCGGCAACCTGATCGACCACTCCGGGCCACTGTGCGCCCCGTGCGACGACGACGAGTACGAGGCGAGGATGCTCGCCGCCGAAGCCAACGATGAGGAGACCCGATGACCACCGTGACCACCCAGGCAGAACTGGACGCCGCACTGAAGGCTGGTGCCGATGAGGTGATCATCAAGTCTGACCCGGGCGTCTGGCTGGAGGTGTATTCCACGGGCTCCAGCCGCGTCGTGGCGTGGGGCTCCAGCCGCGTCGTGGCGTGGGGCTCCAGCCGCGTCGTGGCGCGGGGCTCCAGCAGCGTCGAGGCGGGCAAGTACGTCGCC